TGAACTTCCTGCCGCAGCCCGGGCACTTGTCGGCGGCCACCTTCAAGCTCTGGACGCCGGGCTTGTCCCACGGTAGCTGCGCCTTTTGGGCCTTTCTTGCGCCATTTGTGCCATTAGCCTTGCTGGTCTCATTGGCGCCCAGCACGCCGCTCTTACGCACGGCGAAGGTCACATGGAACTCCATCGCCTTGTCGGTCTTCGGGTGCACTGGCAGCGGCGTGAGCCCGTAGGTCTGCCGCAGCTTCTTGAGTTCTGGGCTCTTGACCTCGAACACCCAGCAGCGGTTCATCTCTTCCCAACCGGCCGGGTTGAAGTCCTTGATCTTGCCCAGGGAGTAGCCGAACTCGTGTCCGCGTTCGGTAATTTTGTCAGGGCCGCCAAACGACTCGATTTCCTCGGGCCGCATGACGGAGACGTGCGCGTTGTAGCGCAGTTCCGATTCGGACATCGGCAGTTCGGTGCCGGGCTCGTTCAGCGCATCGAACGCACCGCGGCCAATAGCATTAGGTACGGACATCAAGAGCCAGCCCGACTGTGAGAGGTAGAGCTTGCCCTTGAGTGGCGCAGCCGCCGTCTTGAACAATTCGAGTACGGACATAACTATCGCTCTGTATGGTTTGCGCCGGTCCCGTGATCGCGGATGAACGTCTGATGGTGCTAAGCAGCGTGTCGTATGATTTACGCAGGCTGCCGACCATTTGCTCTAGCTTTCCGCGCGCTTCGGCCCCCGCGATGAATTGTGGCCAACGGCGATCCTGCTGCTTCTCCGAAGCGCGCATGCGCGCAGAGAGTTGCGCACGGTCTGCGCGGCAATCGGCAATATCTTCGATTAACGCGTCCGTTGTCCTATGCAGCTTCTCGATCTCGAAGTGGTGGTCGGCCAGGCGGTCTTCTTGTCGATTGTGCCGTTCCGCGCTGACGTCGTCCAGCATACGCATCTCGCGCTGTAGCTGTGTATCGAGCCCGGCAATCTCCATCTTGCGCGTGTCGTCAATCAGGCGCATCTCGCGTTGCAGCATAGTATCGAGCTGCACGATCTCGCCCTCCATGAATTCGGCTTTCACCTGGGCGACAGCCACCTGCGTGGCCTGGGACATGCCCCAGGTGACGACGGCGATGACAACCACCCAGATCAGTGAACAGAGTGCGACAGCGACGCCCCAGTTGATCTTTCCGCGCTCAGAAGATTTCTCGGCCTGTCTGTCGAGTCGCTGGTGTAGTTCAGAAGTGCGCTCGTCCTGGCGCCGAGCCGCTGACGCCATCATTTCGCGCGTCTCGGCGAAGCCTGTCTTGACCGTGTCAGTCAATGACGCAACTGCCTGGGACATGTTTTGCATGTCCCGTTCCAGCCCAGTGACGCGTCCTTCGAGCTTCTGCTGTTGCTGCTGTTGCTGCTCTAGCTCCGTGGTCATCGCTGCGCCTCCGTGCTGTTGATCCATGATTCTCACCTACTTACTTCCGGATCCCCTACCCGGAAGCACCGACGGACACGCAAGTGCCGTTTCGCAGTAGACCGAAGGCCACGTCTAACTGCTCCTCCCCCACACCTCAGTAAATCTATGGCATGGTTCCGGATTCCGCTGCGCCGTCCATGACGAATTGGAATCTCCTAACCGATCAGTGGCTTGACCTGGGGCGCTACGCCGCGCCCTAAGCGGTGAGAATATGGCGGCATCGTGCCGAACTGGTGCGTCCATGCAAACCTCTGACACCAGTGTACCAAAGCGACAGCAAAGATGGGAATGTCTTTCAATGACAGCAACGGTAGCTAGTCCCTGAGCCGGACACGCCGCGGGCGCCGATTGTCGTTAGATTTGATGCGCTCTCCGCACAATTTTTCTGGCGTCAATTCGGCCTCGCCGGAAAGTCCATGGACGAGATGGGACGTGATTCGCGTCTCGGGCGCCTCAACCGTAGGCGGCGCCACCTGCGGAATAATGCTGCGGTAGAAGCCATCCTCGCGCACACGCGTACGTGTGAACTCGTTCACAGCGTCGACGGCCTGCTGGGTCATCTCCGGCCTGTTCAGCAGCGACCGCAGATTCGCAGCGATTACATCGGTATCGACGTCAGCTGAAGGCATATCGGTATCGATGTCAGCTGGAGGCATTGCGGATTCGGACCTTTCGTGGGCGGCGGGATTCGACGGCTGTGAGTGGGCCGAGGTGGCCCAATGATCCCAGATTTGCCGCGCGTTTGAGTTTCTCATAGGTCTTGACCGGGATCGTGATCTGGTCACCAGCGGCCGCTTCCGCGGCTAACCGCTTCTCTCGGTCCAGCTGCTCGCGACAGCAGTTGGCCATCACCACGTCTAGTCGATCTTCGTACGGCATATCGTCACTTAGCGCCAGCAGCGACGACCTTGTCCAGGATCTCGCTCTTGATTGCCAGCTTGGCGACCGCGAGCTTGTTGGCTGACGTCTTCCGTGTCCGGGCCTCGTCCTTGAGCGCCTCGTGCAGCTTGGCCGGCATGCGTACGGTCATAACCCGAATGTCCTCGGGCTTGCCGTTTGAGCTCTCGCCAGGCAATTCGTGGATGATTTCTTTCAGTATGTCCTGCATCGTCCCCTCCTTTAGGGCAACTTATGCGCTGGCAACCTGCGCTGCGCGAGCCTCTTCGATGACCTGGTAGATCTCGTCGTGCAGGTGTTCTCTTGTCTTGTCATAGCCTTCATCGTCCACACAGTCTACCACATGCCAGCGGCGGTAGGTACGGGCCTGTTCCAGGTAAACGTCCCGGACGCGTGCCATATAGGATAGAGAGTCTTGATGAAGGTCTTTCGTGTCGTCGCGGGTATGGGTACGCCGATACGACGCCTCAGCAGTCAGATCCAGCAGAATGACCAGATCCGGCCTGGGCAGGCCAAATATCTCGTACTCGGTCTGCTCGATACGGTAGATCAGCGCAGCGCGGCTGTCCACGGGCTCGTTGGCAGCCTGATGCGCGATGTTGGACGGCACGTAGCGGTCGCAAATGACCGTAAGGCCGCCGGCCAGCGCAGCTTGCAGGTCGGGCAAAGCCTCGTAGCGATTGATCGCGTACAGCATCGCGACCAAGAACGGGTCGTTCTGGCCTAGTTCGCCAAACTCTCCACGGAGGTAGCGCCGCACGTGCGGCCCGAAGACCGACGTGTCATAGGTTGGAAAGCTGAACAACTCAGATCCGTTCAGCCTTTGGTGTAGCATCCGTGCCTGTGTCGCTTTACCGCTTCCATCAATTCCTTCAAACGCAATCAGCATGCTCTGGCTCCAAACGAATAGCGGCAAGCGGCACATCCAGGATGACCGTACCGTCCTTCAATTCAAAATCTTGGTGCGTGCGCGCTTCCAGCGTCAGGCAGCCCATGTTGATAGGCTCGATGACTTCGTTAGCGCCAAACACCATGGTGGTCATGTCGCCATCCGGCATGACAGCACCTACGTGACAGACGTAGTTGAAGGCGAATCGCATTGTTCTTCCTCCTCTTCCGTGGGTTCGAAGCTTCCGGTGTAGTTCACCGTTTGTAACTCCATAACCCCCCGAAAGACACGAATCACATTCACGCATCCAGGGTCCTGGTCGATCTCCCTTGCGCGGTGCATGGGCAACGCCATGAGATGCGCTAGAACCGCCCGGTTCACACATCTGTGGGAGATAACTACCACACGCTGGTCCGGATGCTTAATGGCGAGCTTCTCGATGAAGGCCAGGGCTCGACGGCAAATCTGGGAGAGGTTCTCTCCATCAGGAAAGCCGTATGTCCCTGGGTCCGCCAAGAAGGCGCCATAGTTCTCGTCGTCTTCCCGCATTATACGGTCCCACGACAAACCTTCCCAGCTCCCCATGTCGGCTTCTACGAGGGACGTGCAGAAAGTCACAGGTCCATCCACCGACGTGTTGACGATGCGAGCCGTCTGAACCGCCCGACCCAGGGGGCTCGCGTAAATCGCATCAATGCCCTTACCCTCGAAATACTCGGCCAGGGCGTTAGCCTGCGCAACTCCACGATCGGACAGGCAGATGCCAGTGGCCATCCGCTGTCCCATCAGGATAGGGTAGTTCTGATCATTGTTGCTCGTGGCACAATGACGCATCAGATAAATGATGCCCGAACCGTCCATTTCTACCTCCTAGTAGCTTCCAGCTCCTTGTTGACCATGTCGGCCGCCCATTCGACGTTGGTGCGGCGAAGCATATCCGAATCGAGGATGACGTGGCTGCCACCGACCTTCATGATCTCGGTGATGCCGGCGAGCTTACGTTCGTCCTCGTTGGGTGTCTCCATATAGTTGTACGCGCGGCGTTGGGCGAATATCAGGAGCGGGATCTTCTTGCCGGCCTTGCGCACAGCGCGCACGTCGTCGTACTCAATGAGGATGCCGTCGGCACCAGCAGCGACTAGCTGCTTGGCTGCCTGCGTGACATGCCCGGCACGGCGTACGCGCAACTGCAGGTCGTCTACCATCTCTGCGTCAGTGATACAGTGGGGCAACGCGCTGACGAATATCCGCGGGCGCTTGATCTTGTGCGTCAGTGCTTTGCTCGCTTCGGCTGCCTCCACTGCAAGTTGTATGCTTTGTGCCCCGGCCAGCGCGCTGACGGTGATCGCCTTGATGCCCTGCTTGGCGGCTTCCGTCACGCATTGCCATAGTTCAGCCCGGCTGCTCAGCAGCCGCATGTCCAGGACGACGTCGGTGATGCCCAGCTCGTAGAAGCAGCGCACCCCAGAAGGTCCATGGGCTAAGAAAAAGTTAGGCGTTATGACAACAGTTCGGGTACAAGACCGCATGTCTCGAGCCACCATAATGGCGGCTTCGAGACTAGCGGTATTAAGCCAGAGTGCCACTGTGTCTCGCAGTAGCTGCTTTGGCAGTTTTTTCATTGGGCTCTCCTGGGAGCTTACTACGGGTGTTCACCGTATCCGCGGCAGTTGGCCTCTTCGAGGGAAGCGACCAGCTGCTGTGCGCCGTCCTCGCCGACGGAGTCTACAAGCGCTTGGCACTGCATACGCGACAGTGTCGTCGTGGCGACGAGCATATCGACCGTGCTCGGCGCCGTGTACTTGTACGCTTCCGGACGCGATTCCGCAATCGCCTTCAACTGCATTGTGACGAAGACGGTTGCATTGATACCCAGGCCGGCATGCAGCGCGTTGACTGTACTCGACCTAACCCACGGACACAAGTCGCGCAACACGTCATAAAGCGCCTTCGACGCTAGTGCAGGCTGCGGCGCTGCTTCGCGCATGGCTTCGCTGGCCGCAGCCATATCGTCGACGCCGATGTCCTGTCCGCAGACGTTTACCGTTGCCTTGCACTCAGGCGCCTTACGGGCGCCGGTATCAATAGCGGCCAACTCCATCGCAGCGTCCTCGACCTCCTGGGCCAAGTGCCCGTCGGGCCAATCGGACGCAAAGTCGCCCTCGATGACCCTGGCCGGGGTAACGCCAGTACGCTTCACACGGATCTGCGTCGGATAGTCGGTAGCCGGGTCCTTGAAGAACTCCACCGTGATCCCGCTATCCCGCAGCGTGAAGTCCGTACCCCTGCGGAGACCCGTATCGATGGTCTCCCGCAGCACGCGAACGGCTGCCTTTACGTGCTCGTCGATCGCTGCGCGCAGCAGGTCCGGATCGTGGAACCACACAGGCTCTTTCGGCAGACGTTCCCACAGGTACGCGGTGTAAAACCCGCGGCCCATCTTGTCGGGATCGTCCTCCGTCACGACAATGACCCATTGGTCGCGACTGTAGTGACCGCTCGGGCCTCTCTTCAACTCTCGGTCCATCATTCACTTCCTTTCAGTAACAGGTAGATGACGCCCACGTGGAGCGTCGTTTGGACAAACGAACTACCGAAATACTTCCGGTGCTTGAAGAACCGGTCTCGCTGGTGTCCTTGCCAAAAGGACCCCAGCTGAGAAGTTCTTTTGGCACCACCGTACTGCTTCAACATATCGCGCACACGCGCTCGAGAATGACCAGCTTCCAGCAATGCTGCGGCGCAGGTAAGCACCGTAGCGTCGAACAGTGACAGTAATCTTGCGCTGCCTCGACCAGCCCGTGAGGCCCGCAGGCCCTCTACGAGGTCGTGGTCGAGTGCGTAGCGCAATGTTCGCAAAGGTAGATCTGTACGTTCGGCGATCGCCGCTAGGTCTAGCTTTTTGATCACATGATCAACTTTGGTCACCGGTATCCTCCTGCAAGTATGATAGCACTATCAGCTATCTTGAACAACCCCCTCTTGAGAAGATTCGTCATTTTCGGCGTCTTTTAGCCGAATGTTCCGCGGAGCCCGGTTCTCAATGGGGGGTAGGTCAGGGCCGGCCGCGGTAACGATCTCATTGTCCGCCATCACGGCGTCGTAGCTGTCGGACGACCAGTTGCCAAACATCCGTTGCTCAGCCCGACGCCGGTTCGCCAGCTGTTGATACGCTGATTCGTACGTAGCGCACGCTGGACTGTAGGATGGCTGCGGGTCTTCCAGCCGATGCGCGCCGCCAACCAGCCGTCCCATGCTCGTAACGTAGGGTTCATGCCCTGCAGCGTATTCGACAACTACGATGTTATCGAGGCGCTGCAGCACACGGCACATACCCCAAGCGACAGCGTCTCTGGAACGAAACTCCGCAGCGTTTATGGCCTGATGCCTGTCGTCGTAGATGAGATCCGTGTCTTGCCAGTCCTCGTCCTGATGACGGTTCTGCACCATGTAGGACACACGCGGCGATACAGGTGGGTTACTCGGAAGGGCGCCCATAGCTACCTCCAGATCAGAACGGCCATCCGGATAGCGCCGGTTGGCTATGTCGTCGTCCGAACGCACCATCGTCACAGAGTCGTCGTAATGGCCGAGTCGGCGCGCAGTCTCGGCGGCCGCCACCATCCCTTCCGTCGGTATTGGCTCTACGGTCTCGTAGTGATCCAACAAGCCACCAGGCGCAGGCACGCCAGTGATCGTTTCGACCGGCTCTACGTTCACCACCTTGTTATTGGCGATGACCATACGATAGCGCGGATGGCCGGCAGGAAACTCGACCAGGACCCGCGCATCGCGATCGATCACGCGGCAAGCAATACGCTCATCACGCGAGCGCCATTCGGCGTCGCGCGCTGCGTTACCCAGGTCAGCATATTCCACACCACTGCCCCAATCGTTCCCATCGCGGGCACGGTGCTGCACCCAAAACTTATTGGGCTTCTCCCGCCTACGAAACGGCCATACCATCGAAGCGTTCCTCTGGTCGCGCTATGTCCACGTGCTCCAAGCAGATGCGGGACCACAGCTCGAAATCGTCCATCGCGGCTACCAGCAAGTCCTTCGTACGCCAGTCCAGCTCGACGATGTCGTCTTCGTTGGATTGACAGTCGGTAGCGGCGCCAAGGTGCAGCACATGCACCACGCCCAGATGTACCTGCCCTACGGGCGTTTGGTCCTCGTGGACAAGCCCGACAGTGCGCATGGTCCAGACAGGCGGCTGGGGCTTGAATTGCAGCTCCTCCGTCAGCTCGCGCAGCATGCCGCGGATATACATGTCGGACATGAACTCGTTGCGCTCAGCGAGACGGCCCAGCTGCGAATACGCGAGATCGCGCGGGTTGATGTGCCCGCCGATGCCGATCGAGCGCTTGCCGTGCAGCCGCTTCTCGCCTTGCCCGCCGCCGCGCCAGTAATTCATGAGGCGCTGGCCGCGTTCCACGATGATGTAGGGGATCAGCTGCTTGAAGCTGGAATCCTCTTCTACTGCGTCGCGCGGTTGGAACGACTGGTTGCTCTCTGCGAACAGCGGCGTGTAGTTGCTGCTGAGCGGCATGAAGCCGTTGAAGTAACCGCACTCACGAAACAGGGGTGTGCCTACGCACAGAACTTCTTCACTCATTGTGACTCCTTTCACAGAAATATAGCGACTCTGCCCAGACGGGTCAACTAGAACGTCCGGAGCGGAATGCCACCCATCAGGGCAGCGTGTGTTGAGAATGACGACCAATAAGTCCCTATCAACTCCTTGGTGCGTGCTAACGAGAATAGATCGATTGCCGAGTCGGCCACAGATGTATGCCGGCCACGTCGTGCGCGCTGCGGGCGCATAGTCTGTTCGCGCCAGATAATACGATCGCCGTAGAGCCGCCGCAGCCACTTCACGCTGTCGAAGTTGTCCGAACAGAGCAGGAACTGCGCGTCGGCGTCTTCAGCGACTACGCGATCAAGCTCCTTCTTCAACAGCGGGTCGGACTGACGACAGTTTGGTAGGTCGGTACGCCGGACATGCAGGCCAATGGCGTCGGCCGGCACGGTCTCCATGAACGCCTCCAGCGTGTCCTCGAACTCTGGCTGCAGCCGTAGCGCACGCGCCCGTGCTGTGGCAATAGTCATGAATTCGTCGTGGGGGATCTCCAGTTGCGTCCTGTTGTACCATTCGACGATGTGCGTCGAGCGTTCTCCTACGAACTCGCGGATGCGCTTGTACTTACGCCCATCACGCCGAGACGGCATGATCGCGCAGGTGTCTGGCACGAATACGTCAGCGAACGTGGAGCTACACGCCGCATGTCGGTTCCAGTGCACCAGAAACGACAAGCCGTAGTAGTCGGCAATCGCCCCAATGCCGGTCCAACCACGCAGCCTGTTGCACAGGCCGCTCTGCGTGCAGTGCTGCATGATAACCGGGAACGTGTGGCGCGTACGTCCAGGCGCCGGAATTATGCCGGTCCTTCGCGGGATAGCTTTTCTGCAAAGCGCCTCAGCCTGCTTTTTCCAGTTCTGTTTACCCACGGAAATGTCCGATCTGGGACGGGCAGATTTAGAAACGCGCATAGCGGCTCCCATCCGTCGCCGCCGCATACGTCGTACACCAGCAGGTCGTCCTGCCGTTCCGCAAAGTGCTTGTAGACAGCTGCTGTGTGCTCGTCCCATTTTCGTCTATGCAGCGCAGGACTGCCTCCAAATTGCGACATGCGGCTGATGATCCACGGGTCCATGTCTCGGACAGTCAGGATGAACTTGCTGCCCGGGTACGCCGCGTCCAGCTCGCGGAACATGTAGTTGATCGGCGAGTCACAGAAAGCATTGTACTCCTCGTCGAGAGAGTGCAAAGGCGGCTTTCCGTGTCGCTTGTTCTGCCTGGCAACCGTCTTGACCTTGCGAGCCCAGTGCAGGCAATTGAAGCCGAGGATGTTCAAGGCCTTCTGCAGCGATGCAGTGCCGGTCTTGTTCATCCCTATACCAAGTATGAGTGATTTGGCCACTAGGCTAATCCCCTTCTTTTTAGCGCTCGGCGACGGCGACGGCGTAGGTACGGCGTCGTCTTGTTCTTCCACGGGAACGGCTGATCGGGCACAGGCACGCCTAAGAACTCGCACAGCGGCACCCAGCCCACGCCGTCGCATAGATGGTACACAAGGATGTCGTCTTCACGGCCCTTGAAGTAGCGTGCCACCGCCTCGCAGTGGTCGTCCCAGCAGCGAGAGTGGTACTGTCGCGTATCACCGAATTGGATCATACGGCTCTTGATCCAGGCTTCCTTGCTCCGCATCGTGAAGATGAAACGGCTACCCGGATATGTGATGTCCAATACCTCAAAATGCAGGGGTATGGGGCAGTCGCAGAACGCGCGGTACTCGTCGGTGAGCGAATGCAGTATCGGCCGCTTGCGCAGCTGATTCTCCTCGATGACCTTGCTGACACGTACTGAGTCGTGTAGGCAAGGAAACCCAAGCACGTCCAGGGCGCGCGTCAGTGACACCGTCCCGGTCTTGTTCATCCCTATGCCAAATATGAATGGCTCATCCATGATGCTTCCTCGCTGCTTCTTCTAGCGCCGCAGACTCAGCTGGTGATACACGCCAGCGTTCTGTCTTACGACCTTTCCAGTTACGTCCCAAATGTCCCAAATGCAGCACTGCATAATCAACCCACGGCAGCAGCAGGCGTTTCTCGTCAGCCCACTCGAGCCCCAGGGCCACATCATACTTGGCCGCAGTGCGGTTTTCACTTATGCCGATTGGACGTGTCGGGTAGTGCCAGAGTTGAAAGTAGCCTTCGATACCGATCGGGTTGGATGTTGGGCGCTTGCCCCACACCTTGTTCTTACGCACAGCAGGTAGCGGATCAAGCCCTAGAGAATACCAGGACTTCTTGCGTTTGCACCGCTTCCACTGCGCCTCGGTCTTACAGCTACGACGACGCGCGCTGTAGAGGCACGTCTTGTCCAACTCGTTGAGTCCGACCCTGTCCGGTGGCGGCGGCATCATCAGGATGTCGGAATCCATAAACAGCAGCCAGCCGTCCGGCTTAGCATAAGCCAGTGCCTCGTTGAGAGCTGCCCCCTTGTTAAACGGCGCGTTGTATTTGTTCCAAGCGCATGTCTTGAAGCACTCAGCGCCGCACCGCTTTGCCACCGCTTCCGTCGATCCGTCCGTCAGGCTCGTAGCCACTACCACGCGCCCGTAACGTACCGCCTCCGGCAGCGTCAACGCTAGGAAGTCGCTGTAGTCGACGCTCGTCATTATGATGGTGAGCTGTGGCATACGTCATTTGGCTTTACGGATCATCTTCTTGTGCCAGCCGCTCATGAAGGACCGACGCCGGTACTTCCCGCGCAGCTCGGAAAAGCCGTCTTGCTGACCTACGATCATCTTCTTGGCCACCAGGCACAGCGACTTGGGCTGCACCTTGTAAGCGTACCAGCGATCGATCGGCTGGGTCGCCACGCAGTACGCCGGGAACAGCGAACGGTGTACAGCATAGGCGTGCCCGCACAGGTAGCCGCCGCGTAGCTGACACAGGTGTTTGCTGAAATCGCGCGCACCCGTGGGTATGTTCACGCGGCGCTGTGACGGATAGCCGCCCATGTAGAACAGCCGCCAATCCGTCTGCGACAGCTCATGGATAACGCCGGCCATCTCGGAGGTATCGAGCACCTTGATATCGTCCTCGAAGATAAGGACGTTGTCCAGATCTTCTTCCATCGCCCAGTTAGCGCAGGCGACGTGGGACCGGTAACACCCGCGTTCGGGGTCTTCCGGGTCTTCGATTGCAGAGAAGCGCTCCACGCGGTGCGCTATACCCATCTTCTCGAACTCGGCCTGGGCCTGCTCCCAGCGATCGGTGTGGCTGTCCAGGTTGATACAGAGAATACGATCGAAGTATCCGCACGGGTTCAGCCCGTCGAATTCCTTAGTCATTTGAAGCTCCTAACGGTTGCGGCCAGTGGAAACGGGCCTCTGGCAGAGAAGTCGACTCTGCCCTTTGAGTGCCACCGTGTCCAGCGCCACGACGGCCGAACTAGTGAAGCTAGGCCGATGTGCTGGCACACCGCTGGGTGCATCCGATAGATGTCGCACGCGCTACGGACGTGCGCGCAGAACTTGTTGTCGAAGCCCATACGCATGTTATGGCGTCGACTGGCCCAAGGGAGCACTGCTTTGATGCCTTCGGGCGTGACGTAGTAGCACTGCGCCGTGACGCCACCATGCGGCACGTACGTCATCGGGCTGCGCTTCTGCGAATTCTTCTTGTTGATCCAACATCCGGCAACAAGACCGACAGGACGTCGATTTGGTTCAGGCTCTTGCGCTGCAGTCGTCATACGCGCCATCCAGTCCGCGTTGAACACTACGTCGTCCTGCATAATTATAATGCCGTGATCACGCCCGAAACTTTCGACCATCCGGCAGAACGCCTGACAGGATGCGTTCACCACGCCGGACGGGCCACGGCCCAGGCGGATGACCCGGACCTTGCCGTCCAAACCCGGGCTCTTGTTCCGCGAACGCACCTGATCTAGGTCCATATCGCGCCACCGCTGCGACCTCGGCCACGATGCGCCTACAAACACCGGCTTGTCCGTGTACAGGTAATCCTTTGTGGACTGCTGGTTGCTGGCATCGTCAAAGACAACTACCTGCTGGTCAGCAGGTAGGTCAGATGCGCTAAGCGAACGCAGCGTCACATCGAGCATGGTGTGACGGTTACGTGTTACAATCCCGATCGGAATCATGCCCAGTCCTTGATATACGGCTCGACGGCTATCAGATCAGGCCGCTGTTCGACAGCCTGGTCGCGTGATGCCTTATCATAGAAGATTCGCAGCACGTAACCACCCCAACCAGAGCCACAGTATCGATGGCAGATCTGTCCAGGCATAGACGTCAGTGGCGCCATCCCTTCGTCCAGTTGCATCTCGTGCGTGAGCGCAACGCCCTCCGCTAGTAGATGCAAATTGTTGTCAGCTACGCCTGCATGGGCACGCGCGCCGGCTTCAACTAGCTTGTCGTAGTCTCGTGGCGTATCCACGAGGTCAACCGTGCAATGCGGCTTGCCTGTCCATTCCAGCAGCATTCTGCCGTTCAGCATCTCCGGATTGCGTTTGAGCACCAGCACGGGATATGCACCGGAGCGCCAGCTGCACAGCCCTGTCTCTTTGATGACAGCAGGGTCTTGCCAGCCAACACCGCTACGCAGCTCCGCGGCCACCGGGTCTTTACCCTGCAACAGCGCCCAGGCCGCAGAGCCGCCCACACCGCCTCCAGGCTTGTACACAGGCTTATCCAGGCTCATCATCGGCGTGATCGCGCAGTTCACGATGCAGCCGTCGTCGCGCGCCAACCGAGGCACGTCGAGCCAGCCGCCGGCCAGGTCCACCCGCGCGGGACAGCGATCGGGCGCAGCCATTTTGATGCGCAGGTCCGTGGAGCTAACGCTGTCGGGCACCGGTGTCTTCGGAATCTGTACGTACTTGACGCCGAGCTTGGCGCACAGCTCCTTCTTCTGCGAGACGTACTTGTCATCGACCGTTGCGGCGAGGATGTCGAAGTCGCCCGAGCGCATCGTCAGCTCGAAGTTCGTCTCAGGCGCCCAGTCGCTGCCGCCGATTACTACGGAGTCGACGAAGTCTATCGAGAGTAGGATGAGCTTCTTGTGCGACGCAGGCAGACAGGGTTCACGACCCTTAATCTGCTTTACGACGTCGTCCGTAGGCACAACGACCGTCAGATGATCGCCGAGTGCTTTGGCTTCGCGAAGAAATTGGACGTGACCGGCGTGGATAACGTCGTACGTCCCGCTGACAAGAACCTTTACTTTCCGATCTGCCATCTGTAACTCCCGTGCTGATAGTCGAAGCTCGTGAAGCGATGCCGCTGCGCCATTTCCGTGTAGACACGGACGAGCAACGTATGGATCGGCGCATCGCCCCAACGCTTCGTATAGATGCCACCGTGCTTCTCGATGGCTTCCAGCGCTTCTTTGCACGGGGAGGTCAACCAGAGAGACGGCTTAGCGATATGGAAATTGTTGTAGTAGATCTTCCGGTCCCACTTGTAGGTACCGAAAGCAGGATCATGCGCACGCAGCATCGCCTTCAGGCCGCGGACCGCAGTCTTGGATTCTGGACGTGTCGCGCGCCACGCGTAGACCTTGTTGCCCTCTGCCATGACCTCGAACGGGTCGTCGTGCATCTTGGAGCGGATGTACGAGTCATCGTCGAGGCGCATGTAGTAGTCGAAGTCCTTCAACATCGGGTATAGGCCCAACGAGAAGAACCGGCACATGTTGCGGTAGCCGATGCTGTGCGACTGTGACAGCGTCCACTCGTTGAACTTGCTTACGTCGATGTGCGGCGGCGGCGAGATGTCGACCTGCTTGAGCACTACACGCGCGCAGCGCTCTTGCATCTGCCGCAGATGCTCATCCGTGAAGTCGCCCTCGTGGCAGACGACGACTGGGTGTGGATGCGCATCCAGCAGATTCTTCTGGAGCAGCTTCAGGCTTCTGAGCAGCTTGTCCAGTCTACGAGTCTGTGCCAAGTAGATGATCACTGTATTCATGGGCATACCACTCCTCACCACATACGGTCGCCCCAACCGCTCGATCCCCTGGAACGCCGCCTGGTGCCGATCGTTGAGTCAAGTCTAGCCGCGTGTACTTCGCAAGCAGAGGAACTTTGATCACATGATCAAAGTTAGACTACCGTCACGTTCTCCGCCTTGGGCCGTCCGCCCTTGCCCTCTCCCTCGGTGAAGTCGACCTGCTGGCCCTCGATGAGCGCATCAAAGTCCGACTTCTGGGGGAGCCCTGAACAGTGAAAGAATATGTCGGATCCGCCGGCGTCCGGCTGGATGAATCCAAAACCACGCTCCATCACCAACTTCTTGATGGTGCCTCTTGCCATCTTCTTCTCCTAACGCTATCTAACGTGTTGTGCTGCGCTTAGTTAAGAATCGCGTACAGATCGGATTCCTTAGCCAGCACGTAATCAACTCCGTCAAGTGTAACGGTTTCCGCGTACGCTGAGAAGAGCACGCGGCTACCTACTGTCACCTGCTTGCAGTCGATTCCGACCGCTACAGCGGTGCCCGTCTGCGGCTTCTCGGTCGAGCCCTCGGGCAGTGTAATGCCACCAGGCGACATCGTTTCCCGCGGATCGGGCGTGATCAGCACGCGCTCTCCAATCGGCTTGCAGTCCACAGGATTGCACTTACACTTGTCATCACAAGCACATCCACTAGCCATCTCTACTCTCCTTTGTGGTGGAAGACCTCTTCCATAGGTGCCCAGACTTCGCCTGGGGGTAATTCGCTGACGGGCTGCTGCAACGGTGTGCATAGCTTCCACCAGCGCTGTGTTTCCTCGTCCGCAGCCATCTTGGCCATGTCAGCCTCGTAGTCGTCGCCGACGTACTCGTAGTAGCTGAACAGGTAATCGTTCCCATCCGGCAGACGCGCCGCAAAGATCGAGTAGTTGCGGATGTTGCACTCCTCGATCTTACTCAGAACGGTTGCCCACACTTCGGCATGCAGCCGCCGATACTCGGCAAGCTTGCCCGGCGTGACCTGCACGACCATGCCGTAGCGGTTTGCAAGGCCCTTAGGCCAGATCGACTGTGCTAGGCTGCACCGCAGCTCGTCGACATCGAATACGACGTTGACGCCGAACACACGCCCCTGCACCAGGAAACCCCTGCGTGTCACCCACTCAACCTCGACCACTGCACGGTTCTCTGGGATCTCTGGTACCTTTTCATCGCCGTATGCGCGTGCTATGCGCTTGAATACAGGCGACAGGATGCAGAAGCCCTTGTTAAGGTCCGACACGCTTATGGTGCGCCCTTCTGGCTCAGCTGCGAATACCAGCAGGTCGGGGTGAGCATCCAGTACGATGCAGCGCTTCTCCGTGTCAACCTGGCGGTCGAGTTCGATCACGATATCGGGGTCGTCGCCAAAGTCCCACGGCAAGAACATCCGTACGCGGCTTTCCTTGTCGGTGAACGCCATGGGTAGCCCGGTGACACCCTCCGCCTCGATTGCCGCGGCCACGTTGGGCCGGCGCGGGCGCAGCCAGTTCATAAACTCCGGCGTGATCTTGTATACATCGGTCGGCATCTTTGTACCTCGCAACTACAAACTAAAGTGCGACTTTCACTCGTCGCCCAGTAGCTCCTCCCATTTGTCAATACGACGTACGTCACTGTCGTCGTGGTATGTGCTGGACTCGTAGGCCCACGTGTCGTGTTCGGCGCTCAGCCGATGCCAGTCGCCAGGATGCAGCATGATCGACCAGCCGGGCTGCAGCCTAGCGATCTGCAATGCCACCATCGAGTGGATGCCGGTGCGCATCAGCTGTTCTGGGTCGCCCTGCAAATACTCTACGACCAAACAGCCCGATTCGCAAGTAATTACCTCGGCCTTGATCGGATGCTTGTGAATGCTCGACTTCTTGCCCGCCTTGACGAACAGCGTCTTCTGGCACAGGTTGTGATTGACGTCATTGAGATGCCACGACTCGTAGCCCCAATCCTTCGGCACAAACTTCGCGGTTTGCACGGGAATGACTTCAGCTGCCATCTTCCTCTTCCTCCTCCTCGGGGTCGCCGTATATCTGTTTAACGTCGGTCTTGAACTCAGTCTTACAGTGTGCGCAGGTCACAATGCAAGGGGCCATGACCGGAAAACCCTCGTCGGGCTCGATATCGAGCGCGTGGTACACGAGGTTTTCCTCAATGAGCGAGCGGTAAGGCGGCATGATCGCACAGACGAAGTTCTGCCGTCCACACTCGTCACAATCCCACGCAAACGCGGGGTGTAGTTCGACTTCGATCACACCAGTAGCCCTGCACAGGTCAATATGATTAAGAGCGCCGCGCCGATGCCTGCTATCCACATCGCAATGGCGAATTCGCTTGGAAACAGATCGTTCATGGTTACTTAGGCGGCTTGGCGGCGCGTTCGACAGCCAAGCAGACCTCTCCGTCTTTCTCGATGAGTGTGTTCATGTCGTCGAACGGGATATACGCTCGGCCGTTTTTGCCCCAGTTTTGGCCCCATGAGTTCTTGATCCGGAACAGCCCGCGCTCCTTGGATACGCCAGTGACGAGGTAGGCATGCCCGCCGTAGTTTGGCCCTGTGGCCGACAGGACAGCGTCGGCGCCTGGCCGATCCATGCCCTTGTACCAGTTGGTGCCCACAACGACCGGTCCGCGCTCCAGCACGGCGTCGAGCAGCGTGTCCACGTCCCAGGCCCACTCGTATCGGTCGATCAGGCCGAGCATCTTGAGCACCTTGGCGCCTGCACGCACCGACGTGCCGTCGTAGTTGGTGCCCTTCCACTCGTCGTACTTCTTGCAGATCGTGTATAGGCCGTCGGGGTTGAGCCAGTGGCGGATCGGCGCGCTGGCCAGCCAGTGCGACCATGCAAAGCCCACACAATGCGGGGTGGCCTTCTGGTCCTGCCAGCAGCGATGATCCTGCCAGAAGCGATAGACGCGTTCGCTCGCTGTGCGTGGGATGCGGAATCGTCTGTCGCGGGCGTCGGGCTTGTAGCGCCGACCGTAGTTACGCTTGGGCATTGTCATGCTCCTTGTCTGGGTTTTGCCAACTTAGATCGTACCCGAAACGGCGATCGGCGTGAAACCAGGGCCTTACTGTGTTCCACAGCTCTGGCGTATACACCTGCCGAAAAGGTGGGTGCGCTGTATTGTAGTTGTCTTCCTGTATCGGCACCTGTGCGGCACCCACGTGCGCCATTACCTCATCGAATCCGCGCTGCATGTCCTCGAACGGTACGACGAATGACACGATCGTACGTCCGTACCCGGCGCCTGCCGATGCGCTCGTCCAATGCGCGTTGGGCAACCTGCCATAAGCATGCGGCTGCAAGCCACGCACCCATTGTTCGAAGGATTTTCTACGAACACGTGAAGCCTGCATACGCTTTAAGAACCAGTAGAGCGACACCAAACGCGCCATAGGGTGGCGCACGGTCGTAAACCACGTATAGTCACGACACTGCGCATACTGCGGCATCTTCTTGAACTCTGCCGGCGATGTGTGTTGATCAGCCTGACGCGGCCACCGCGGCATAAACCAACGCTCGGCGCCCAACTCGTCCTGCAGCGTCCGCCCTATCGACGAACTGGCGCAGCGCGGATTACAGAAGAACAACAGCTTGTAGTCGTGCGCAACTATCACTGGACTAACACCTTGGAGATGTCGAGCAGTGCGTGACAGACGCGCAGGGCGTACTGGTTGGTATTGATCAGATCAGGCTCGAGGGCGTGGTCCTCTTCCAGCTCATCGTCGTCCTTCATGGTCTTGACGATCTCGTCCAGGTGCGCAATGCAGTCCTTGGCCGCACAGCTGCGGATGAACTCGCCATAGCGGGCAGTCAGCTCAGGTACGGTGGCGCCAGCGTCGCGCTCGGTGCGCAGCTTCGTGAGAAACTCCTCCAGCTCCTCGGCTGCTTCGCGCAACTCAACGGCCAGCTGGGACAACTGGTGCATGTATCGGACGCTACGTGACATGAAGTTCCTCCACGAGGTCTGCAACCTCTTCGCCAACTGGATAACCGAACTCCTCGAACCATGCAAGGTACTTTTCTTCGATATGCTGGATATCGAAGTACGGCAGCCGCTGGTGGTAGCCGCCGATACCGACGTGCTGCCGGTGGCGCTGTTTGCCGTACAGGAAGCCCTGTTCCGGCTCGTATTCAGTGTTCAGCTCAGGTAGAATCTCGAGCTTGATTGCTATGTCTTCCAGCTGCCGATAGTCGAAGCTGTGGTCTGGGAACAGGTGCCTGGCCAGCATATCCAGCGTACCCACCTTGTTGACCATCATGCTCTCGAATCGGAGCCCCTTGGTCGCGCACGCCGTCCATTCGAACGCAGGCTCGACAAGCAGCGCCTCCATACCGACGAATACGCCATCGCAGAGTCCACGGCGCTTGTACGACTCGACTTCCAAGAGCTGGGCAGCTACAGCGCTGCAGAACGCGTCTCGCAGGTCGCGGACGATGGTGATGACTTTGTCGGCCGGGCGCCAGTCCACTGAGATGTCGTGGGTCTTGATAACCTCGATGAACCCGGCCGGCGGCGGCTCATACGACTGAATATCGGTGGCATAGACGATGCCTGGGAACAGCTTCTCCGCCAGCATGCGCACGGCGTTGAACGTCCACGTGGAGCCCGAACGGGCCATTGCCCCGACAACGATCCTGGTCATCATTTTGTTCCTGTGATCAAAATCAGCGTTCCATCATCTTCACCCGGTGCTGCGGGCCAGCAAGCGCCATCAGGTCGTCCTCCTGCTCTGGCGTAAGCCATTGCGGGATACCGACTAACGACGCGGCCACCAAGCTCTGCGCAGCGTCCTCGACGATCTGGCAGCGGAAGAACGCCTGTCGCATAGTCGTACCCAAGGCACAGAAGCCATGGTTGACCATGAAGATCGACTCGGCTTCCTTGGCAGCCTCCGCCATCCGGTCGGCTAGTTCCTGTGTGGTAGGCGTGACATACGGCACCGTGGCACGCCGGCCCAGATCATTGACTACCTCAGCGAACATCGCCCGTTGCGCCATATCTAGGCCTGAGCTGATCACGCCACACAGCCAAGGCGAATGTACGTGGAACACGGCGTGGATGTCTGGACGCGCTCGATAGATGGCCAGATGCATCTGGGTCTCAGACGTCGGCTTGTAGGTGCGCGTACGCGGCTTGCCGCTGTCGATCGCCACGGGGCACAGCTGACGTATGTGCAACTCACCCAGGGACAACCCGCTCGGCGACAGCCAGGCGGTGTCGCCGTCGCGCGCACTGATGTTGCCGCCAGAGCCAACAACCAAGTGTGCGTCGTAGAGCTTCTTGCCGTATCGGACTAGGGCGTGTGTGATAGCACTCATTAGCAATAGTTCTCGTACTGCAGGCCACCAGGAATTTCCACGATGGCCGACTGTTCGATCACGTGGCACCAGGAGAAGAGTTCGATCATGTAGGCTTCCTTCTTCACGTGGCAGTGCAGGCCGTCCACAGCGAGTTCCAGCGACACAGGAACGTCCTTGTGCATCATGCGGATCTCGTGGACCGGTCCCATCGTAGAGCAGGCCAGCGCAATCATTACGCGCCGCTCGTGTGTGTTATCGAAGGACGCCTCGTCCCAGTCCCACGTCCATTTGGGCGACACGATGCGCCGCGGCATGTGCGGTAGGCCGCCAGCAGGGAACGGTCGCGGCTCGCACCAGCGAGGTAGCGCATCCACCATGGCGTAGCGCATGCCAACGGACAGCAGGGAGCTGAAATGCTCGTCATTCGCTGCCTGGTCTACCAACCAGCCCAGCGGATGCTTAGGCTCAGGCAGCCCGTCGAGCTTCTCTCCGCGGGACATGTGCATGCTAAGCGGTATCGTAGAGAACGGTACTGCCACAGCGCGCGTCCCCGTGGCTATGCCGTGCTTCTTCAGCACCTTGGCGTACTCGAGGATCTGCGTGGCGACCATGTCCGGTACGTCCGCAGTCTTGTCCGACTTGAGCTGGGACGCCATGCGCTCCTGTTCGGTCTTCATCAGTGCCTGCTCGGTTTCCATGTCACAGCCGTTGGCTGCCATCAGCGTGGACTGAGAGATCAGGCCGGCGCCTGCCAGCCCTAGAAAGCTTCTGCGTTTCATCGGTCCGCTCCAAATGGGTAGGTTTCACTCTAAGCATTGTTGCCCGGGCCGGGTTGTATGTCAAGAAACCGGGCGACCGCCAGAGAGTAAAGGAAGGGAAACCTCTCCGGGGCCGCCCGGCGGACCGATGGCTCGTGTGAGCACCCGACTGCTATTGAAGCATCTGTAGCATTTGTTGACGGCGCGGCTCGCCTGGCCCGACAAACGGTATGGTAAAGCCCTTCTCCGCCTTGATGCCTTCGATGGCCTTCTGGCGCATCTCTGGCGGGAGCTGCGCGATGAGCTGCGCCATCTGCTGGTCTGGGATCTTCTTGTAAGCCCACGCCTTGATCAGGTCTTTGACGTCAGCTTGGGAGTCCAAGATGCCTTTCTTGCCGCCCTTATCGCCGTACTTGTTCACCCAGCCGAACTGTTGTCGTAGATCGGCCATGGCCTGTTCGGGCGTCTGCGGCTCAGGCGGTCCCTGGCGGACGCCAGCCGGTACGTTGGCCTCGTTACGCATTCCAGGAGGCCCTTGTAACGCCGGATCGGCCGCTGGTATCTCATTAGGCGGCTCTTCGGGCGGAAGCTCCGGAACTGGCGCTGCGGCTGCTGGCGGCGGCACAGGGCCAGCAGGCTCTACGCCAGGAATCTCAGGCGGCCCTTCGGGCATTGTTGGCCCAGCCGGGGGCTGTTCAGCGCCCTCAGGCGCTGCCTGGTCGCCTCCACCGCCGAACTGGTTCATCACCCAGTCGCCACCTCCGAAGGCCCATCCGAGCCCACCGAGACCGAGCGCGCCGCCGAGCATGGTCATCATGCCGTCGCCGCCCATCAGGCCGTTGATGAGCCCCATGACAGCGCCACCGACGCCGACGATGAGACCGAGCTTCTCGTGCCAATCCGAGTTCTTCCACCAATCGATGGCCTGCTCGATGTAGCCCGGATCCTGCTTTAGCTGCTCAGGATCAGCGCCCATCTGGGCCGCGTCCTGCTCGGCTTTGTACTCGAACGCCTTGCTGAGGTCGTCGGCATCGTATTCACCGTCAGCCCACTGGCGGGCGATCTTGCCCATGGCCTGCTCAACAGGGATGCCCTGCTCATAGGCCAGCTTGTGCGCCTTCTCGATACTGCGGTTCGCAATGACCTGCTGCACGGCACGTGGCACCTGCTCCTGTGGCACCTGCCCGGAGTTGATGGCGGCCGTCAGCTGCTCGATCTGTTGCGGCTGCATCGGATTGCTCATGGCGCGCTGGAAGGCGTCGTCGCCTACAGGGCCCTCGTAGATCATCTGGGCGACCGCTGGGTCCAACGGCTGCTGTGGTGCTGCAGGAGGCTGTCCAGGGGCCTCAGCGGCCGGAGGCGGCTGTTGTGGTGCTGCGGCCGGAGGCGGCTGTTGTGGTGCTGCGCCCGGTTCTGGTTGCGCTGGTGGCGCTCCAGTAGCCGCTCCTGGAGCCTGAACGGTCCCAGAGGCCGATGGTGTTGCAGGAGCGCCCTGAGCGCCCTGAGGGCCGCCCATCTCTGGGATCGGTCCTGTGGGCGGCAGCTCTGTAGCAGCGCTTGGCTGCGTAGCGGCAGGCGGGTTGGCCTGTGCTGCTGCCGCGCCAGCCTGTTGGCCAGCGGCAAACGATTCGGTCGGTGCGCTGGGCGCTGCTGGCGTTAGCGGCGCTGGTTTCGGTCTGTTGCCCTGCATGAGGCTTTCCATGTGCTTCACGAGTATGGATTGCTGTGTTGGATATGCTTCGACCGCTGGTGGCCCTTGTTCGCCGAAAGACTGTTCCCACTTCTCGTACTCGGCTTGCGCTGCGTCGAAGAAGCCTTTCTTCTCTTCATCGGTGAGTCTTGCGAGCACCTGTTGCTCGGGACTGCCCTCTGGCCACATGCCAGCGCCGACCGAACCCATCTCGCCGAAGATCAGGCCCAGGAAGCCCTTGCCTTTGCCGACGACATACGGCAACGCCGTCGACGCCGTATCGAACATGATACGCCCGGTGTCGGTGAATTTGTCGCCGGGGCCCTGCTTAGCGGCTGAGCTTTCAGTGTCGTGCCACCAGTCGTCGAATCCGCGGCTGGTCCGTGGACTGAACAACTGGTGCATACCGCGCTCATACGCGTTCTGGTACGGCACACGCGCCGAGCGCATTGCTTCCACGCCGTGATCAGTGATGCCTAGAGCATCAGTGCCGTAGGCACCGAGCTGTCCGATACCACCAATCACGTCGCCCCAGAAGCCGCCTGCGCCGCCCAGTGCGCCTTTCGTTGCAGCTACAACTGGCGCGATGAAGCCTGGGTTACGAATTTGACGCCCGCCGGGGGCGTTGAAACCCTGCTCAGCACTGATCTGGTCCTGTGTGGCCCAGCCTGGCCCTTCATCGATTCCAGGCGTATTTTGCCACTGCCATTCGTTCTTCCGGCTCGGTGTGCCTACCTTGTGTCCCGGATCCAATCCCGGCTTGGTAGCCGGATCGATACCACGAGAGATGAGGTCGGCACGCATGCGGGCCTGCTCTGCTTCGATCGACGGACGCGGCCCCGGTGCAGGGCCAGGACCGTCCCAGGCTAGCTCCGGCGGCTTGAATGCGGGCTGTTTCGCCCCACGTGCGTACATGGCCGCGCCCATACGGCCACCGATCGGGCCGGCGAGCGGGAGAGCCTGCTTCTCGAGCGCCGCACCCTCAGTGAATAAAGATGCAGGGCTGCCTGCTGACCGCTGGCGTGGTTGGTCAGCAGACAGGCCCTGCGGAGCGGATTCGATGGTCAAGGCAAAGGCTGCCTTGATTAGCTGTTCTGTGTTCATGGCTATCCCTAAAGCTGAATGCCGGGCCAGCGTGCAATCTTGTCTCGGCTCGGGCTGACCTTCTTGTCGCTGAGCCCGTCAGTCGCTTCGGTGGTCGGACATGCCGGCTTGAACCCGCCAGCGGCCGGACCGTATGTGCTGTTCTGCAACACCTGCGTCACGCTGGGCACGAGCATGGCCAGCTTGTCGTAGGCATCCTTTTCCTGCGCAGCCTCCTGCTTCTTCTTTTCCTTCTCTGCCCGCTGGTTCTCGTACTGCTGTTCGTAGTTGTTGCCGGGCAGCCACTTGTCGAGCAACATCGAGGTCGGTAGGCCGGCAGCCAATCCGCCGATGCCCATACCAGCTAGACTGCCCAGCGGATGTCCAGTCATTCCACCGGCTGCGCTACCAACACCCATACCAGCAAGCAGGGGAACCACTGAGCCCCAGGTGTGCAGACTGTTACGCTCTGTGTCTGGCATTTCACCGCTTTCCCAGCTAGGCGCCTTCTGCCGCCCGCCAAGCGCATAACCGGCAACGCCGCCTGCGCCCATACCGCCGAGCGCGCCGAGGCCAGCACCAGCGCCGATGTCTTCACCCATGAGATGTGCGATAAGCGCACCTAGGCCAGCGCCACCGGCGCCGCCACCGAGCATACCAAGACCGGTCTTAGCGCCACGCCGTGCACCTCTCGCATAGCCCTCAGTGCGGTTGCCGGACGGCGCAAACATCGCACCAAGTCCGCCGCCGATGAGGCCGGTGTCCGAAATGCTCTGCTTCTCCAGTGCGAGCTTCTCCAGCCGCTCAGCACACGCCTCGGCCATCTTACGACGACCCCTGCGCTTCTTGAGCGCTTTGGCGACGATCTTGTCCTGCTCGTCGTCCTCTTCGATCGGCTTACGGACGGCCATTATGTCTTGTGGGTCAGGCATCGTTCTCTCCTTGTTATGCGTATGACGACAAGCGGCCGGCCTGGTCGAGCTGGTCTCGTAGGCCGCTGTGCAGGATATCCGCGCTCTGGTCGCTCATGGCGGTGTTGAACGCGTTGGGGTCATGCCCGGTCTCGAACTGGTCGCGCCGGGCCAGGTAGTTCTGCTGCGGCAAGCTGACGTCAGCACCGCCACGCAAGCCAGCACGCGCCTTGGAAGCGATCATGTCGCCCCGGCGCTCTAGGCCGCTGTAGTAATCCATCATCTTCTGGGCGTTGGCCTTCTGGCCCTCGCCGATCACGCTGCCACGGCTGGACAGTCCACCAACGTCGCCCTGTCGGAGCGAATCGTAGTATTCCATCTGTTCGCGGAATCGGCTGTCGGCCCACGGTGACTTCTGTTCCGGTACCGCACCACCGCCACCGGTGGCCTCGAAGCGCGCTGTGGCGTCAGGGAGATCCATGCTATCGGGCGGAGGGCTTTCCATCGTGCCCGACGCCATCGCATCACCAGGCGTACCAGGCTCAGCAGGCGCGTTCATGCCATCCATCCTGGCAATCTCAGCCTCGAAGCCTGGGCCACGAGGATTGGGCGGCTCGTTCATGCCATCCATCCTGGCGATCTCTGCCTCGAAGCCTGGGCCACGAGGGTTCGGTCCAGGCCCGCTCTCTGGCATGCGCGCGTTCATGTCGGCCACGGCCGCCTCAAAACCAGGGCCACGAGGGTTGCCAGGCTCAGGCGGCGCATTCATGCCGTCCATACGTGCAATCTCTGCTTCGAAGCCTGGACCACGTGGATTGGGCACAGGACCACTCTCAGGCATCCTGGCGTTCATGTCGGCCACAGCAGCATCGAAACCAGGGCCACGAGGGCTGTCCGGCTGTTGCCAGTTGATCTCCGGAAGCGGAGGCCCAGGGTACTTGTCCTTGGCGAGGTCAGGCGCACCAGGCTTAGGCGCATTGCCTGTAGGCTCACCGACAGTATCCCAGTTGACGTCCGGGAGCGGACCGCCAGGCGGCTGGTCGTAGGCTGCATCAACAGGCCCGCCCATGGCCGGGCTGATCGGCTGCTGCGGTGCTTGCGGAGTTGCAGGCTGCTGTGCTGCTACAGGCTTAGGCGCAGGACGCCGGCCGCTCGAATAGAACGAGTAATCGGCTGTTCTGTTGGGGTTGGCCGGGCCGCTGAGTGTTGCGCCCGGTGCGCCACCAGCGCCGACACCGCTGGCAGCAAGCGCCTTGGGTATGTCCTGAAAGCCCTTGTTGGCCATCATGGGCAGCTTAGCGGGCGGACGGGTAGGCGGCTTCAGCCCACCGACGCCACCTGCCATTGGCTTGGGGCCTACTGGATTGAGCGCCTTGAGACCGGCGCCTCCGACGCCACCAGCGCCACCAAGAGTCTTAGGTGGCTCAATAGGGGCAGCTTCCTTGAACAGGCCCACGCCGGCCTGCAGAAGTTCTTGAGAGTTCATTGTCCGCTCCTTGGACTTGTGTTCCGCTCCTCTAATTTACCAGCTTTACCCCTCTGGGACATAGAGACCTTCGAACAACTTCCAGTCGATCTGGTCGGTGATCTGGCGGATGTGTTCGGGCTTCAGTAGCTCCAAATACTGCTTTTCCGTGTAGTATTGGCGCTTGAACTTGTACTGAGGCATCCCTCCAGGGGTACTGCCTGGCCGTACAATCGTCTCCGGCAGCGCGTCCCAGCGCTTCTTCGGCGGGCCCAGCAGCTCGGTCATCGGCGCGTAGAGCGCGTCCAGCGACTCCAGCACGTCCTCGTACCGAACGATGGCCTTGTCGTACTTCGTCTTGAACCAGGCCCGGTAGAAGTTGTTGTACTGCCCGATGCGGTAGCCCAACTTCGCTGGCCCGTACGAAAACGGAATCTTGGTGTCGGGGATCTTGGTGCCCTGATGGCCTGCCTGCACTGCCCATGCATGCCAACTGACGATCCACGCATAGGGATCCTTCAAATTGATCAGCAGAACAGTATTGAGCGGCCAATCTCTCGAGTCCTGTACTGTGCGGTGCTTGGTAGTACGCCCGCGCTTACCGCGGCGACCGACCAGGTGATTGTATCCCCAACCATCTTCCACCATCTTGCCACACATGGTCGTGCCAGAGCGTGGCAATCCTCGCTGTTGTACCTTACGCATATCGGTCCTTACGTCTTGGAGAACTTGTTCAGTGTGCTGTCTATCAACGTGGACGGTAACGGCTTGCCGAGCGCTTGCTCAGTGGCAGCGAATTGGTCCGGTCGTGACATCATGTTCCACGTGGTGCTGCCTGCAGCCTCTCCAGCGCGCTGACCGAAGTTCTTAGCCCAGTCAGGCGACCAGTCTGGCAGGTAGCTCTGCGCCTTGTTGGCACCTACGCTAGGCGCTGCAAGACCAGCGAAGTACCGCGGAAGCTCCTGCGCTGCCACGCCTAGTCCGCCGCCTAGTGCACCACCACCGAGCATGCCCTTGGATATGCCGCTGAGCATATTCGACATGTAACCGGCCTTGGGCGCAACCTGATCGTAGTCAACGCCCATTGACTGCAGCATCTGGATCTCTTCGGGATCCAGCTCGCCCGCTTCCTCGACGTTGACCATCTTCATGACGATCTGCGGGTCGATACCGGCTGACAAGAGCTGCTGCGCCATGTCCTGATCGATCGGTTCGCGGTAGCCGCCGCTGATGTTGCTCAGACCGCCAGCAAGGCCACCAGCAAGGCCACCAAGGCCAGCGCCCACGATACCGCTCTTGAGCGTCGGATCCCAGCCAGACATAGCTTCCTGGGCCTTGGAGGCCAGGTTGGCCATCCAAGGCGCTACGGCGACTTTCTCTAGGGTTGCGTACTTGTTCATTGTCTTGTCCTTATAGCCACGGCACAGGATCGCCGATGTCTGGGAACTCCGACAGGTCTACGGGCGACAAAGAATAGCCGACCGGCAACGTTGCAGCGATCAGATCGTATTGACCATTGACTGCGCACGAGCCGCTCACCTTCTCTCCATAGTTGGCAACAGCCCAGTGCTGCGATACCCACACCAACTCGTTGTTGACGATGATGAACTGCGGATCCCCCGAATCGCCGGTATAGATCTGTTTGTCTGGCGGATAGAAAGCCGCACGCTGCGCATCGCCCGAAACGAACTCTGGATCTCGTGTACGGAAGCTTTGCCACTTGGAGGTGCCGTAGCACCCGGTTATGTCCATCACCAATGCGTCTTCGCGGTTGTTGCGACTGTTCTGGCAGAACGTCGGTATGCCGTAGGCTTTAACATCAGGGTCTTCGAAGCTGATGTAGCTCTTGCCAGTGAACTTCACGGCGTCTTCAGGCCGCAGGAACTTGCACGGCGTGATCGTGCCCGGTAAGTCTAAGTTCAGCTCGCACACTGTTATGTCAAGCGTATGTCCGCCATCCTCCGGCGGCCTGAAGAGCGATGTCTTCGACTGAATTGTGCGCTTCTCTACGGCGTTGGCCATCGTTATGAAGTGCAACTCAGCGCCGACTGGTGGATCCCAATGCGTTGCGGCTATCACGTGCTTGGGCGTGATCAACGTACATGCCTGTTGGCGGTTATTCGTGTTGTACGGCGAGATGCACGTCATATCGATGTCCGCTGCCCAGCAGTTGACATTGCGCACGTACGTGTCGGTCTCCTCGACACGGGTCGTGTACATTGGGAGCGCCACATCGGGATCAAGCCCCACGGATCCGATCGTCGACCATGGCCGAGGCGTGCTCAAACAACGTGATAGGCGCCTGCGACGAGGACGATGACGACTCCACGACAACAGGCTCAGGGCTGACCGTACGAGGTGTCTCCTCGCCAAGGTGCCAGGGGTCGTTCTCTGTGGAGGCTCTGTCTGGCGCAGGGTAGCCGTCAGGGATGCCAGAGGCGCGCGGCTGTGGCCGCCACACAGGGTAGACGTGGATCAGGCTGTCCTGGGGCACAACGGTAGCGTTAGGGCGCCGATACGTGGTTCGGATACCCTCCCGCTCTAGGAATCGTCGTGCGTCGCCTGTGATTGCCATTTATGCCTCCGATGCGCGCCATGCGCACATTGGGCCGACGTCTGGAAACCCGGATATGTCAATCGACCCCAATTCGTAGCCTACCGGTAACAGCGCATTGATGTCTGCTGCCATTCCGCTTAGAAACGGTCGGCCGGTGCCGCCGTCCCGCTGGGTGAGGATGCTCGTATGCATGTTTATGAGCGCCAACTCGCCGTTGACGATAGCACACGTCACGTCGCCCGAGTCGCCGGAGTTGATCTTGTTCGGATAGAACGCGTCGCGCGTTGGATCGTAGGAACGGTAATACCACGCTGTACGGTACTTGACCTCCGGATACAGCCCGCCAATATCCATCACTTGGCCATCTTCGCGAGCGCTGCGGCTGTTCCCTACGAACACTGGCATACCAACGGCTTTGTTCTCCTCGGTGATGGGCGCAAACAGATAGCCAGGTCCAGCAAACTTCACATCGGCCTCCGCCGGCAATAGCTTGGCCGGCGTGATCGTCCCTGGGAGATCAGAGCTCAACTCGCCGATACGCATATCAGCCGTCTGTGGCCCAGTGCTCGGGTCGATGTACGTCACGTCGGTCCAAGACATGAGCGTACGCTTCTCGACCACGTTGCCCATAGTGACAAAGTGGAGCACGCTCCCGATAGGAGGATACCAGCCAAGGTGCGTCACCGATATCACATGCTTGGGCGTGATTAGCGTAGCGCTCTTCATGTGGTTATCGTCGTTCCACGGAACGAGGCAGGTCATATCGACATCTGCGGCCCAGAAGCTGGTATTCCGTACGTACGTCTCGGTCGCACCATCTCGGACGGTGAACATGGGCACGGCGACATTCGGATCCAGTCCTCGGATACGGTCGTCGATCTGCGCTGTGGCATGCTCTAACAACGTAGTGGTCTGCACCGACGACGAAGATGAACTCTCCTCAGGCACCACGGGCACGACAGTGCGCGGCGTGACTGGGCCAAGATGCCAGGGGTCGTTCTGCGTGGAAGCTCTGTCGGGGTTAGGCGCGCCGTTGAGGATGCCAGAGGCACGTGGGAACGGCCGATCCACAGGATAGTCGTGGATGGCGCTGTCACCAGGCACAACGGTCCCGATCGGTCGCCTGTACGTTGACCGCATCTTCGCGCGCTCCAAGAAGCGCCTAGCGTCCATGGTGACAGTCATTGGCGCCCCTAGATCTTAGCGACGATACCCCAGTCAGCGTCACATGCAGCACCGCTGCCCTTGATCGTGACTTTGGTGATCCCTGACCGCTTACGGCGGAAGACCAGCGTAGCACCAGGGCGCATGGTAATGAAGTCGGCAGCGTCGTGCAGACCTTCGATGTTCACCATGCCCGGGTTAGCCGAGCTGGACAGGATGTGCACCATGAACGACGTGCAGCCCTGCTTATCTGAGTAGACGACCGTGCCGCCCGTACCGTAGTTTCCAGTTCCTGCTGTGGCCATTCGTTGGCTCCTTACAGTGAAAGTCCTAGTCCGCTCGCTTCGCCCCACTCCGGGAGATCCTCTGCGCTGCCGTCAGCGGGCACGAGCGTTTCGTAGCATCCCATGCAGTACCCTGCGCCTCTGGGCCGTGACCGCTCCAGGATGTCGTGCCGTATGTACTCATTGAAGTATCCGACCGGGGTGCTGTAGATGTTGTTGCCTACGTCCTGGCCCACAGACCCGTCGAACAGCGTGAAGTCGCCGCCCGGTGCATCAGTGAAGATGTTGGCCGGCGTTGCCTCTGAGAGGTTCCCCGAGCCACCCAGCACGCTTTGCGCTGTCCCGTCTCCGTCGTCCATGTTGTAACCGGCCGTGATCGATGCTGGCGGGCTGCCACTGAAGCTGTAGCAATTGCTACCTATCGCTGAGCTGATATTGTTCTGGGCGTAGAGTACGGGGATGTCGCTGAAGATCTGCCAGTCGAGGAAGGCCCCAGTGACGTCGTATGCCGTGTTGTTGTAGAACCAGAGACTGACATACGCACCCGACACGCAGTGGAACACATCAATTCCGATGTCGTAAAACAGGCAGTTGGCGAACGAGATGAAATGTGGCGAAGAGCCCGCGATCAAGTTCAGCCCGTTAGACAAGCCATGGAACGTGCAGCGATCGAACGCCCAGAACGTGTACGAGTTGCCAGGTGATACACCGTTCGACATGTCCTTGAACTCGATGCCGGTGACGCGGAGGAACTCTCCATTGCCTTGGCCGTTGACACCGCCGTTATTCACTTGCGTGGCAATGTACGGTGACTCGCCATCTGCCGGCTCAATAAAGGCATTCTGCGACGCCCAAGGCGCCCCGAACTCCACACCACCAAGGTCGCCACCGCCGTAGCAAATGGCGTACTCGTCGTCTCCACTACCACCGCGCGCAGCTGACCAGGCAGCCAACGTCGTGTAGTCGCCCACGGTGACGAGGTTCGTAGGCACGTCGTCAGCCAAGGCCATGCCGCTCTGCGAGACGGTCAGCGTGCCAGGAAGCTCATCGTCGTACCCTACACCGGTGAAGTACCAGGCCAACGAGAGCGTTGCCACCTCGTCCGGAGGCACCGGACTGCCTGCATAGGCGCCGGTGCCGGACAGCTGTGCCCGCTCATCTGCGGTGAACACACGGCCCGTGATCTTACACCAGTGGGACATCTTGTTGCCACTGTTGATGTAGTTTGTGTCGCCCTCCTCCCTCCGTCCGAAGTTCACGTAGTCAGTGCAGTAGACAGAGACCGGCGCCTGCATGTACGTCTCGTACCACTGCTCCACGCCATCAACGTAGATCCTCGCACGGTAATCGCCGGACAAGTACTCCACAGTAATGTGCCGCCATCCAGGATTACCGTTGAACGGGGCGGTACCGGTTAGAGTCGTACCGCCACCGAACCCTCCAGTGTCTATATCGACTCTTACATTCCCTGCCTGGATGAACACGCTGTCTTCCGGTATCGTGATGGCGAACAGCATCCCGGAACCGCCATCGTTCCACTCCAGCAGCGTTTGGAAACCACTGCCGGCGTTGCTGTCCATGAACACCCATCCCGCTATCGCCCAACCATCCTGCGGCAGGTCGAACACCGAGTTCTGGTTCACGCGGACGTACGACGATCCACTGAACTCCCAGCTCCGGGCTGCAGGCGTGATTGTCTTGGTTGTGGTTCCCATGATACGGCTATCCCTGCGGTGCTAGTGGTTCGACATCTCCGCCTATGTCTACAGCAGTCACCTTCACCTCACTAGGCCGACGTGTCGGCCGTGTCACCCCTGTGGTGATCTTCGGCACGTACTCGTTCTCGTCGAGGATCTTCCGGCGAGTATCGGCGTCCAGGCCGGTCAGGTCGCAATACTTCGAGCACGCGTTTTCGTAGACCTTATGGCCGTCGACCTCGCCCACTTCCTCAAGCACAGGCAGGTCCATTGTTGGCGCCTGGGCGAACGGCTTACGCTGCTCCGTCTTTGTGTACGGATGCACGACCACGGGGTCAGGCGCCTTCGAGCCGTTCAACTGCGCCTCGATAGCCCTGTCCTCGGTAGTCATGGGCTTCCAGTCGACGATCTGCAGTAGCCGCTTCTCCTCGCGGCCCCATCTCGCACCGTCCTTCTTGATGCAGATGACCTCACCGGTCTTTGGGTTGACTAGCGCTTCCATGCGTTACTCCCTGATAAGGTCAAGCGTTGTCTTCCACCACTCCCAACGTGGATTCCACTCACGGTAGCGCCCGCCGTCCCACCAGAGGAACACGCCGTCCGTGTGCTTAAAGGCGTAGGACAGCAACGTGCGCCAGGCAATGCCCGACATCGGCTCCGGCCGTCCCTTGTCCAGCCACCATGGCCAGATAATCGGCATGATCGGCGTGGTGGGCGCCACGAAGCGCAGGGCCTGGAAATGACGCTCCATCCACAACAACGACTGCTCCAAGCCGACTGGCCGGCCAGGCTGATGCACGCCATCTCGGTAACCGTGGTCGAAGTAGCATTGCGGGGAAATGTAGTCCTGCAGCTCAAGCATCGGCTTGAGTGGGCGCACCACGTTATCGAACCAGTGGTCAGGATCGTTCAATACTGGTCCGGCCCAGCACGCTGGCTCCTTGTAGTATCCGTACATCAGGTCGGGCCTGATCCGCCTGCACCAGTTGAGCAAGCGGATGCGCTTCTGCATGGCATCCGGCCGAAACTCCATGCCGCCCGTTGGCACCGGCACGGCAGTCCGCCAGGACCCTCCGTTGTTACCAGACTCGATATTCAGGTACATCAAACGACCGGCGGGCTGCTGCATCAGCCGCGCCTCCATACGCTCCTCATCGATCCACCCCGAAGCATCGATCTCGCCATCGACCTTCGGGAAGATGATCCCATGTCCCATGAAGTGGACATTCTCACTAATACCAAACAGCGCCGGGTCGGGCTGATTGTTGAACCGTAGGTTCGGAAACGCGTAGAGGGGCGGCATTCTTGTCTCCTACCAGCGGAAGTGGAATTGGTATCCGTACGGGCGGTACTGTTGGCCGTAGGGCTGTGTGTTGTAGTGAGGGCCAAAGTACAGCTGCAGGCTCTGCGATCGGTAGTTATGTGGGCAGCGCTGCTGTGGCGCGTACTGTGGGCGCGCTCTGGGCGGCCGTTGGTACGTGGGCCGCGGCCGGTACTGGCGGTACTGCCGCTGGTACTGCTGTCCGTACATCGGGCGCTGGCCGATCTGCACCTGCACGCCTACCTGCGGGCCCATGCCACGCTTCTGGGGATGGTTGTCGGCCATACGCCACGACTGTGCGCTACACATGGCAGTCACGGCGAAGAACAGTGCGATAGTGAGTAGAACGCGTTTCATCAGTCTCTCCTCGGTTAGTTGGTCAGACGCTCCAGCCAATTTTGATCAGCTGAACAAGATTCGGCTGCTTTCCTGTGCCCTGCCAGCACATTGGTACTCAGTTTGCCCTGTGGGTACTTTTTCTGGAGCCAGTCGAGCATACCCAGCTCGCCGCCCTGTGTGAGGAACATCAGCTTCTTGTCGCCGGCTGTACGCTGGTGGAAGTCTACGCCCAGGTCGCCTCGATCCTTCACGGTGAGGTCGCCACAGTTGTAGTCGGCCAGCTCGGCATACTTGTCCATGGCCACCTTACCAGCCATGCCGTTGAAACCGCCCACTCCCACTCCTTTACCCAAAGCCCCAGTGGCGATCGGGAAGCCCAGGCCGCTGGCGCTGCCTACACCCATATGGGCCATTGAAAAGTCCCCTGGAGCCCCTTGCCAGCTCTGCGGTTGCTGCTGTTGTACAGGCATCGGGGCCTCGTGTTTCTCCATACCGGCGAGGTTCTGCCCGGCCGCGGCCATCACTCTTGGATCGTCGGACGGAGCAACCGTAGGTGCTTGCTGTGCTGGCACTTGGGCTACGCCAGGGGGCATAGCGATGGATGGCCGCGCTGATTTTTCAAGGCTTCGCGTCCCCAGCTCGGAGGGTGCCGACGGGGGCGCATCCGCAGTAATCCCCTCTTTTGGGAACACAGAGGTAGCCACAACGGCTGCATCCACGGCCTTTTTGATGCCACTGATAGCAGCGACCATGCGCGCGGTTTGGACATCATCAGGTAAGAAATCACAGAGTGCTATCGGTGCTGCCACTCCCGACGCAGCCTTGTCGCAGCCCCCAGACTCCATCACTTCGAGCTTGTCGTAGTATTTTCTGTCCTCTTGTAGGTGATCTTTGGCGATCTCCTCGGCCAGCTCCTCGTCGTTGACATGCTCCATCTCCACTTCTTCGCCCTTGTCAAGCTGGTCCTCTGGGTATGCGGAGTCGGGTTTGCCGTCAGCCAAACCACCAGTCAGCCGATCGGGACCAGAGGCCATTTTGCCCACGATAGCGTGCATCCAGGGGGCGTACGCCTCCTTCTTGCGCCCCTTTTTCTTAGCGCGCTCAGGTAGGTCTTTGCCCTTGGACTCCTCGTTCCATTCGTCCACGTCAACGCCCTCAGCCTCAAGCTCGGCCTTGTTGGCATTGAAGTAACGCCGCTGAGCGTCGCTAGCGTATGGCATCGTGCCGCTCCTAGAAGGTTCCAATCCGTTGTTCCACGCCACTCACTAGTATGGCGCATCTACACAGGGCTGGCAATGCGTGTCTGATAGCTAAAGAAAAGGCCCCAAAGTGGGGCCTAGATTAGTTCAGATGATCGGCTAGCATGGTTGGCTTCTTGCTCAGCTGAGCGATAGGCCCATGCGCGCCAGTGCCTCGACAACGTATCGACAGCGTGTCTTGCCCATACCGGCTACCTTGCGCAGGCCCGCTTCCGAGTATGACAGAAGCGCGTCGATCGTAAGGATGCTTGCCTGGTGGAGCACATCTAACGTACGTGGATCCAAACCGTCCAGCGTAAAAACTGGCAGACGCGCCGGATCCTACTTGTCCGCGGCCATTGGGTTGTTTAGATATGTGTGAGCGTGAAAATGTCCAGGATCAACGCACACCTCATGCGCATCTGCTGGATAATTAGCCCGCGTCAACAGCTCCAGCAGCCAGTTATGCATATGGGCTGCCCATACGTTGGTGAATGCTGTAGGACTATCCACGTAGCTGTTCACGGACACGTATACCTGCAACCGTGGCGGCGGTGGCTTGTCGGCAACACTCATCCGTGTGAACATGTTGACTTTCGGCGCCCAGCACGCACGCGCATCTACGAGCTCGTGTAGAACCAGCTGCAAAGCCTGTTCGTCGACCGCGCTGAGCGCAGCTATCATCCGTGACTCGATGTGTGTCAGCGCGCCCAACAGCATCGTACCGACGAACGAGTCGGTAGCCAGCTTCATCTTGCCCGTAGCTTCGGGCATATCGCCGTCCAGCAGGTCTATAGTCGTCTCGTACTTTTCCATCCTATCCTCCTTTCAAATCTTGTTCATGTGATCAAAAAGAAGGGCGCCCGAAGGCGCCCCAGGTCAAAGGTCACCAGGCAACGCCTGCTCGTTAGTTGTTGCTTGGATCTGGCCCTCGGTGACAACGCGCCTGTTGAAGTGCACGCACGGCAAGCGTTACATACCCTTCTGGGGGTGTTAGCTTGCTGTTGAGCCCACTAAGCATTTCGTGCAGCGTGAAAGCCATGTTACCCAGCATGGCAAGATCGTCACTGCTACGGCTCCACACCGTGACTTCCAGCTGCGTATCTGTAAGCTCATCCACAAATACGCGATAGCCATTTTCGTGCGCATGGCACAACGCCTGCAGTGTGTCCTGCAAGCTCTCGTGATCGTGGTCGGCCAAGCAGTGGACTACCAGCAACAGGAACGCCTCGCGCTGCCGGCTTGACGGACTGAGCGGGTCGCCGCCCATTGGAAAGCTCCTTTCAAATCTTGTTCATGTGATCAAAAAGGGCGCCCGAAGGCGCCCCAGGTCAAAGGTCACCAGGCATCAGGCATCTCAGGATACCCGTCCTCCACTTCTTCCTCGACGTCGAGGTCATCGTCCAGATACCACTTCTTGCCCTCCTCGATATGCGGGTCGAGCGACTTGGTATCTACACGTACCGAGCGCATCAGCGCCTCGATCAGCTGGCGGACGATAGCGCCTTCGCCGTCTGGGTCTCGAGCGATTTCACGCCCGATGTCCTTGAGTATCTCAGGGTTCTCCATCAGCTTCTTGATGAAGTATTGGCCCTCGGACTCAAGGCGGTTGAGCTGAGGATCGACGCTGCGCGTGACCTTCAGCAGGGAGTTGCACAGCTCGGCCTTCTGCATCTCGTTGTATGCCAAGGCGAGCCTGTGCAGCTCGGAGCCAGCGCCCATCTGCTTGTTCGGCCCAACGCGGGCCTTGGCTCTGAGCAAGATCTCGTCCAGCAAGACCTCCTGGGTCCGCTGGATCTTGGCCGTCCGGTGGGCCGGTACCGGCCTGAATAGCTTGACTGCGGTAATTCCAGCGCCTGCGCCTACGACGACGCAAAGCACGGCACACAATAGCATTACGATACGCTTACTCATGGGGTTGCTCCTTTCAAGAGCGGGTTAAAGAAATCAACCGTGCCACTGCTGTGACACGGCTTGTGGGTCGTTCGGCGCGAGATGATAGCGCTCAACTAGGGACGCCAAGTCCTCATGGGTCGTACGCAAATCCGTACCGCCTTCGGTATCTGTCGCGTGGTAGCGTGTGACACTGACCTCATGGCAACGCCCTTGACGATGGACGAAGCGCATCGCATAGGACAGCCAAATGAAGAGATCATCTGTGAACTTGGCCCGCTGCGCTGCGCTGAACACGCCAACCGCATCGTTAAAGATCACATAGACCCACACGTCACGGCACAGTACCTCAACGAGAATCTTGGTGCCATGGTCGACATCGCCGAACACATCCATGAGCAGCGTCTGCGCACGGGCACTGTCGTCTTGATTGACAGCCTCAATAAATGCATTACGCAGATGCGCGGCGGACATGCAAAACAGGGTACGCCAAAAGCCATCATCCAGTTCATTCAACGCTGCGCCCGCCGGGTCGATAAAATCGACCTCGCTGGGTGGTGGTCGGTCGTGAAAATCATCAGACGCCATGGGTTGCTCCTTTCAAGAGCGGGTTAAAGAGCTATGGCTTGTGCCATAGTGTCATTCACGAGCGGCAATAAGAGCTGCCGGAAGCTGTCTGCGCTGCAGCACACGCACATCGATATCATCGAAGCCCTCGGACTCATCGTCCTCGTAGCGCTTGTCGTTGAGGTCGTTGAGCATCTGATACATCTGGATGGCCAGCTTGCACATCTCCTCGAAGTCCCCGTCGTCGCGATCCCAGATCGTGACTTCCAAATGGTTGGCAACGGGTGTCTCCAAGTGTACTCGATAGCCGGGGGCACAGACCTGACACCGTGTCGACAGCGCGTGCTGCAGCAAACGCACGTCTCGATCGAGCACTCCGTTTATGACCATCAGCAAGAAAGCTCGGCGATCATTATCCTCCGGGGTGAATTGCTTACACATACGTCTTCCTTTCGTGGGTCAGAACGGCCTGACCTTGGAACGGGGCCTGCCACGGGCAGGCCAGGGTTTAGGCACCGTACGGTGCCAGTGGACAATGTCATGCAGGGTCACGCTGTGCTGCTCCCGGGCGCGGTGGATACGATGCGCCAGGTACTGACAGATCTTGTGACTGATTCCGAACTGCGTAAGGGCGGCAGCATGCTCGCCTAGGGCGACTAGCTGCGCCAGGGCGGCCCTGCTCGCGTCGCTGACCTCTTGGCCAGCGTCTTCCAGGGCCTGGTTGATCGCGTAGCAGACATCCACTACGGCTGTATCGTGGTACTTATCGGTCGTCACTCCATCGGGTAGTGGCATGTTTACTCCCTTGTGACCTCAAGCACGCGCTTCTCAGCGGTCTTGCGGGTGGTGAACAGCACCACGGCATGGATCTTGGCCGGGCACCGTAGGATCAGCTCGTGGAACCAGACGGCCACGTTCGAGGCATACGCCTCTGCCAGTGGCTGGTGCTTTCGTGCGACGTCGTCGCCGAAGACGACAACGATTGTCAGCGCGGTAGCGGAATACTCGCCACACTCCGACAAACGGGTGTCGAAGCTTCCGGTGGCAAACGTCTCCTCGCCATCGAAGATCACGTCCAGGATGGCATTCAGTGACGGGACGTGCTGATCCATCAGCGCCTGGGTGGCGGGGATGTTCAGCGAGTCAGATAACTTGTCCATCGTTCCTCCTTTTGAACTTTGTTCATGTGATCAAGATTCGTCCTCTGCGGCCTCCTCTTCGCGCAACTTGCGCAGTCTGCGGTGTTGTTTCTGTCGCTCCGCAACAGTGGGCTGAGAACCGAATATCCTCCGCTTCCGCGGGGGTGGCGGTTCGGCACCGGGCTTGTCGCTCGAATCGCTCAAGCTGCTTCGAGCTATGAGCTTCGTGCGGGTGGAATCCTCAGGCGCGATAAACCAGTCGCGCATCCAGCGACACAGCTTGGCCATCTGCTTGTCCTGGCCCTTGCCCATACGTGAGCCGATATTGGTATCTTTGCCGTATTGCATGCCCGGCACCTCGATACCAACAGGTATGCCGATCATAGCCATCAGGGCGACAAACATTCCGAGGGTGTTGTAGTCGTAGCCCTCCTGCTTGAACAGCACGTCGTGCAACCGTACTTCGTAGTATTTGCCCGCCCTGGAGAATCCACTGGTAGGCGGTGCCCAACGTAGACGGCGACGCACTTCCTTAGAGAGATTCACAAACCACATGCTATCGAAGGTCATCTCGACAGCAGGGTGTTTGGGTTCCAGCTCGGCCTGCAGCCTTGCCTGCTCTTTGAGTAGCCGCGTTTTGTCGGCGGTTATCTGCGTGAGCTTCTGGGTCAGCTTGCCCAGCTCAGCTTCCAGCTCAGCGATACGGGCATTCGTCGGAGCCAGCGCAGCAACTGCTTTCTTGGCACGCTCATCGGCCTCGGCTGCCTGCGTGCGCAGCTCCGCGTTCGTACGGCGTAACTGCGCCTGTAAGTCTTGTACCTTCGTTAGATACGACATGGCCGTCTCGTCGTGCGCAACGTACTTTTGTAGATCGGCCATAGCCGCCTTAGCTTCTCGTCTGAGTTTCGACGCCATGTCGATCTCCTTTCGTTAGGTAAAAAGAAAGGCCCCGTGAAGGGGCCTTGAGTAATCAGGCCTACTCGGCCATTGCCGCCATGGCAAATCCGTCGGCCAACCGTTGGCCGTACGTGGGCGTCTCATCCGTCTCCGCTTGCAGGAACGTGTCCGGCGCAGCCTGTACACGGATATCGCGCTTGCGTGGGCGCGAGTCACGTACACGCAGTACGGACATGTCGCATCGGTGATGAACGCCGCGGTGACAGCCACAAATCTTGCAGTACATAGTAAGGTTCCTTGTAAAGAGGGAGGGGTAAGCTACTGGTCCAACATATTAGACTGCCGTGTTTCAGCACTTTGTTCACATGATCAAGATCGGCTGAGGGCTAAAGAAAAGAGGCAGGGCCCTGGGCTTGCGCCCAGAGCCCTGCGGGATCGGAGCCTCTGTGTCATGCGCCACGCATGGCCTTGGCTTGTCGTTCAAGCTCCCAGTCCATCGCGTAGCCTTGATCGCCTTCCTCGTACTCCCGGTACGCAGCGTCCCATGCGCGGCGTTCGGCGCTGTCGCTGTCGAGGAAGCCGGCGTGGACCTTGGCCCACTCGTATGCGTGTACGTCGTCGGGTTCGACGATCCACCAGTGTTCGGTGTCGTCGTGGTGCGGTGTCATAGTCCAGTGCTGCCCATCGACGTTGATCCTGAGGCCGACGCATCGGCTCTCAACCAACCTATCGCCGTCGAGATCCAAACGCGCGTCGAACAGTGACGGACTGCAGCCAATGGTGTTGTCGAGCAGCTCGATCTGCACGTGCTCTCCCGGCTCGATCGAAGGGCTCGACGGATGGCCTGCTTGCTGTATGACAACAACCAGGCGGTTAATCCACACGGATCTGTCGCTCAAGCCGAAAGCCCGAGCAAGGTCCGCCATCTTGGTGAACGAGAAGTACATGGTGAGTTCCTTTCGAGAACTAAAGAAGGATTGGACAAGAGCGTTAGCTCTCTACCTTATATTGCCCCGTTTTATGTCGTTTTTAAGCAGCGTAGCGGGATGATACGACGGATAATGAAGAACGCCCCGATTGAGTATGAGACCTCGGGGCCACGGTCCCAGCACATTCACGTGTAGGCCACGTGTTTCTCCTTTCTGTGTCTATGCGCCAACAGCACGCAGGTGCCGATGATCAGCATGGTGATCGTGGATGGTTCAGGCGTAATCGCAAAGCCTCCTGTGCCATGATCGAAAGAGCCTACGAACGACGCCTCGACTGTGTCCACGTCGATGGTCCACAGCGTACCGTTGTTCCAGGCATACAGCCCGTCGGGACCGTAATCGAACGCCCAGAACGTGTGACCGGGTAGCTGGCCAAGCGGGGTCGTTGAGCCAGACAGCATATCGACCTCGACCAGCCACTTGGATGCCTGATCCCAAATGAACGCCCGGCTGTCTGGCGCAATCGCAAACGCCTCGATACTGACATACGGGAAGAGCGTGTGCATGACCCAGTAGCCGCCGTGCTCGGTATCGATCATGACCAGTTCGTTGTCATAATTGATGCCAAACAGGTTATCCATTGGATCGAACGCTATGCTCCTGCATGTCCGGGGCGTCGTGCCGATGTACGTGCCGAGGCCAGACACGGGATCGATAGTCCACAGCTTCTCGTGCATGCTGGTGGCGTACAGCGTGCCGTCTGAGCTGCTATCGAGTGCGCGCACAGCCGCTATGCCGCTAGGGCCGCGTTGTGACTGTACGCCGGTTGAAAAGTCGGTGAGGTACAGAACAGAGTTGGCTGTACTGTCAACGACGTAGCCGACAGTCTCCGCGCTAGCAAAGCACGGAGTCAACAGAATCAGCAGCAATGCGTACCGCATCGTCGAACTCCTCCTCTTCATAGGGGAGCATTAGCGTCTGCCAGTAATCGTCTTGTGCCATTTCTGCCATCCAGCCTTCAACGCCAAGACGGTGCAGCCGCGAGTAATGCTTCCTGATGTAAGGAACACGGGGGTCTTCCTCCCTGTCCAAACGCTCCAGCTCCGCTATCGCTTCGTCCGTCTCAAGCAGCAGTAGCCGCTTGAGCCAGGACAACGTGTACTTCGCGTCGCGCACAAGCTGCGCATTCAACGCGCTACTGGCCGCCGACGACGTCCGTGTGGACGCTGTCCGCCAGTAGTCAGTGACGATCTGCAACACTCTGTCGCGGGTATACGACATCGCATACTCCTTTCTGGGTTAGCGTCGCCTGCCGAAGAAATAGATGCCGTGGTGAGTTGCGGCAATGGGCTCGTCGGTCGCTGACATGCCGCCTCTGCGCACAGTCTCGCCCGCCAGCGGGTTGAACTTGAGGATCGGTGGCGCATGTGCGCGCCATACATCGATGCTCCCGGGCAGTTTGACTTCCCGCCCTTCTGATAAGAGGTTCGCCCACTCGCTGTGATAGGCGGGGATGATATACCACGTACCGTCCGGCGCGACCATGTACTTGCGGTACTTGGTCGTCTCGTCGTTCTCGGCGACCGTGGTCTCAACAACAGCCCAGCGCTCATAGGTGGGCAGCTCCGAGACCAGTGTCATACCGTCACTGCGCTCTCCTACGCCGCCGACGCTGTAAATCAGCACGAAAGCGATGGCCACGATGGCCACGATGGCCACAATGAAATCCTGTGTACGCATGGGTTAGATTCCTTTCGTAGGGATGAAAAGCGGAGGGGCGGCGACAAGCCGCCCCTCCAGGGCCAGTACCTCCCTCATCGGGAAGTTCAATGTGTACGAAAAACGCGGCCGAGAGCTCAATGAGCACCCGGCCGCGATGGTCCGTTTCCGCATACTGCAGGCGAGATTTGAATAAAGACTCCTGCAGGCCAGTCGTGACCGCAAGGCTGTCGAGGCAAGGATCTTCGCCTCGGTGGGTACGGGCGCAAGGCTCATGTCAACCGTGCGCTAACGGACAACCTTTACACCACCGTCCTCCACGACACTCACCAACCTTATGCGGGAACGGCACGCGCGATCTCGTCCAGCTCTTCCAGCAGATCAGAGACCTCGATCACGTCCGGCAGCATTGTCGCATGCTCGCTCGGATCAGCGTACTCGTAGATATTCACGTCGCCCTCGCGCTCCTCGGCCATGATGAACTCATGGGCCAGCGCGTCGGGGCTTTCGGGGTACTCACGAACGCGTACGACGAGCACCCGGCAGTTGTCTCGTCGTCGCCTGCGCCTCTCCACGTAGTAGAAGCGCACGGAACCGCAGAGCGTACTGTCTGCAGTCGTCAGAAAATTGATCACCGGGACACCAGGCGGCAGGCCTTCAAGCCAAGCCTGTGTTTCTTGAATGGTCATGGGTCGTTCCTTTCGGGGGAAGGTTACTTATGGCAGCCCTTCAGGGCATGACGCTCGGCCAGCTCTATATCGATAAAGCCGACGCGGGTACTACCGATCGTCATCTGCCAGTCAATGTCATTCTCTATGTCGAGATGACGTTTGTTTAATCGCCAGCCCCTGCCTTCGTTGAAGAGCTTGATGGGGCCGTCAGGTAGCGTTTGCGTTACAGTCTCCTTTCCTTGTGGGACTGGGTTGTTTCCTACTAACACACTGTCCTCCTTTCACAGGGAGACCCGCTGGGCGCCCCACCGCGGGTACGCCCAGCGGGCACAACTCATTATTTCATGCGGAGCAGACACCACGGCATCCTGACGCCCAGCAGATACCAGCTAGGCGACCAGATGAAAATGGCAGCTAGCAGCAATCCGAATTCGCTGCGCGTCCATTCGGCGGTATGCATAGCCCAATCACACACGTGGTAGGCGAGTATACCGCCCATGAACCACAGCACAGCTGCCAACGCGGTGACAGCTATCAGCGCCCTCATACGCTCTGACATACGTAGCCCTCCTGCCGTAATAGCCTGCGCATCCCGTCCAGATCGTCTGCAACCCGGAGGTCGAAGATCGGCTGCATGACTTCTTGAATACGCGCCTCGGTCTCGGGGAAATACGTGCGCCGTCCGTATCCGTCTGGGCCGTACTTCAGCCACAGATGGTTTGCCGCCCGCCGCAGCTGCGCTACTTCGCTCAGCTCTGGATGGTGGCGCTCGCCGTGGGCGTATGCACGCAAATATGCGTGCGCCGTGTCCACTGGCGTACGATCGGCGTCCGCAACAATTTGCTCCAACACGGTCTCCGGCTTGCCGGTCGACGCTCTGTGTTGGCGTACTGCGCCTGCAATGGCATTGAGTCCTTTTTCGTTGAACTCGCGCTGCAGCACTTCGTCATTGAGCACGATCTGCGCTCCCACGTTCTCGTGGTCCTCACGGCCTTCCGCCAACCCGACGTCGTGGTAGATGGCTGCGATCTCAGCCAGCATCACTTGGTCGGGCGCGTGGATACGCGCAAGGTAGGCCGCCTGACGTCGGACGGCCCGCATGTGTCTTTGGTCATGGCCCAAGTCGAACCCGTCGTATAGCCGGGCGACTTCGAACAACCTGCGGTGCAGGCTGGTCGTACACTGCGACATGAACTACCCTCCTTAGCTAAGGGGAAAGAAATGATAAACGTCTCCACGTGATAATGCCCTACACATGGTAGTTTTTAAGGGCTAAAGAAAGGCCCACGAACGCGGACCTTTCCCAAATGATAAGGCTCATTTGGTCAGACGTGCAGCACGCCGCGCCTGTTCGGCAGCGTCATACTCGTCCAACCGTATGAGTGTTTGGATGTTCTCTGGCAGATGCGCACGGAGTCGGCGCATCGTCGCTTCGTGGTAGTCGAAGTTAGGGTCATAGCCTTTCGGCGTTTCCTTGTTTCCGACTACCGCCCACAACATTGGGGTTTCCACCCACGGCTCTAAGAACTCGCCGTTGGCAGCCAACCGGTTGAGGGACGTTATGATACCCTCGCGGGCATCGTGGTCGCCGATCCAGACGAGATCGTCCTCGTCCTTGGCGAAATGACCACTGGACGTGTACTCCCAGTGATTGTCTGTAGAATCCGGTCGCCAATTGTACCAGCACTTTGCATTGTTCACGCACATGGATGGCTCTGCACCGCGTTCGCCGATCCAATCGAGATATTCGCAAAGCAACAACTGACCGGGGGATCTCCAGTATGCATGCCAGTAGAGCCAGCACCTGTCTGACTCCACTAGTTCCGCACCTACGGGCTCGAAGCCGTTACTACGCAGTATGTGGTCAAACTTGATCATAGAGCAGCTGAAGTCGGTGTCTCCAGCGTTTTCCATGACCCTGCGTTTGTTTTGCACATGTGCGAAATGCAGTTGCAAGCCCAGTGCCTCCGTGTCCTTATCCTCCTTGTAAGACTTGCCCGTGATCCGCTCGGCTTCTGCCAATGGATCAAAGCGCATGGCCTCCTCTGGAGTCTTGGGCAACTCAGGTAGCATCCGTTCTCCTAACCCTACATAAGGTGGACGGGAGTGTTTTTGTCGTAGACCACAAAGTCACGCGCAATCAACTGCATGATCTGTTCGGTACTCAGTGGATCGCTCATCACGCCGCTCACCAACGCGATGCGCTCATCGCCTTTGACGATGAACAAGCGCTCTGGATGCGTAGCCCATTCGATAGCCTTCCGCGGGTCGTCCTTATGCGACTGTAGCGCAGCTGCGTGAATACGCTCTCTGGCTTCCAGCTCGTCGGGGTGGGTGTCAGCGTCAGGCTTGGGCCGCGTCTCTGCCTGTCGCTGCTTGACCATCTCCACCAACAGCTCTGGCGCACCTAGGCGCTCCAACATCTCGGGATTAGCGAGGTCGCTGAGCATTTCCACGGTAGCACCACGGCTGGCGTACAACGTGTGCAATGCCAACGCGGCGTCGATGCGCTTTTGCGTGTAGCTTACCAGCGCTTGCACGAACTCGTCGCGCGCCGCCTCGATTACGTCCGCAGGCATACCATCGCGTTCTTGATCGATTTGCTCCAGTATGTTCGCGAGCACGTCCTTCGGGTCGTGAACAGTGTCTGTAGCAAGGTCACCGTGTATCGCTCCGAAGATGGACACCATCGTGCCATCGTGCTGTATCTGATCCAGCACTTCGCTCTTGTGCATAAGCCCAACAGCGTAGAGCTCGAACGCGATGTCCGGCCAGACCCGATCCAGCACGTACATGGTCAACACCCAGCGGTCAGCCAGGTTGCGCAGGTCCAGCTTCGACAGAAAGCGCTCTTCCAGCTTGTCGTGCTGCTCTGGCGGCACCATCTCTTTCAGCATCGCCTCCATCGGCTCCAAAGCCTCATCGACCGCGGCGGGCGTAGCCTCCAGTATGTTGCGTGCGGACCGCAGCAGGCTAACGTAGGCTTTCGACGCTTCCGGCGTCATCATCGGCATAACTGTCTCCTTACAGACCCCTACAATGAAAAAGCGGCTGTGCCCGGGGTTGAGCACAGCCGCTTTGTATATGGTTACTGCCCGCTACTTCGTATTCGTGATCGTGCCGTATCCCTCGAAGTCGGCCGACTTGCTGACGGCATGACGTGTCTTGGGCGTGTTACTCACTGCCGGCTCGGCAGACGATGATCGGTAAGATCCGTAATGCGCCCATGGCATACGATACGGGTCACCACGCCGCTGAGGCGGCACATACCGGTCGGGCGGTTGCGTATCGGGCACGCTGATCGGCGGTGGTAGCGCTTCACGCGCCCGCCGCTGTTCCCGTGTCACCTCGTCGAGATGCCGTCGAAGGTCCTCGAGGATCGCGTCGTTGACGTCCAGCTCCTCCTGTGGCGGCGAGTGGTCCTCCGTGAGCTCTTCGTCGGCAGCGAACCGCATCAGCGTCTCACAGGCACAGTTCTCGCACTTGGCCAGCCGGTCAAGCGCGGTCTCGTACGGCACGGGCGTACCACGCGGAATCTCCACGTCGCCCTGCCAATCGCAATTGGTACAGAAACACTCGATTGTGTACGTACCTTCCGGCTTTTCAGCCTTGCCGTCTCTCAGACGTATACCGCGGGGTGCTCGATCTTCAGCCATGATTTTGTTCTTGTGATCAAAGTTCGCCGCCGTTGCGAGTCTCGTCCTCCTTCGGACAAGCGCCGCTTATTGGGCATTCGTCGCAATCACACTCGCCGTCCTCAAGCATCTGGGCGATAGGCCCCAGCTGCGTGGTTGGCTGCATAGCCGGTGATGGCGGTTGCGTCGGCGGGCAGAAGTGTTTCTGGTAAGCCAGCGCATACTCTGCGCTTACCTCCATCAACTCCATTGTACGGACATCGCGCCTGATGCCAGTCGGCGAGTAGCGCCCACCGTAGGGCACCATAGCAAATGGCCCCGTGTTTTGCACATGGGGTACGTCGCCGATGCGGTCAAGCGGTTCCAGGATGATCCATGGCGGGCAGTACACCTCGATGCGGAATACACGCCCGTGGAGGCTCTTATCCTCCTCTAGCTGCGGACCATCATCACCATACATAGCAGGCGGAAACTGCATTGATGGCGGGTTGAACGGACCCTTTGTGACGGTCACCATCTTTCCTGGGGTGTAGTCGTCAGGTTTTAGTGTGCGCACGTTTGGTACCTCCATGCAACATTATGACAGAATCCGGGCAGAGGCGTAATAGACGCCTAGCCCACCTCGTGGGTGACGAGCGTACGCCCGCTACTCACTTCGACGACCGCGCCGCGGACAGCATCAGGACGCTTTGAGACGCTCCTGGCCAACTGCTCTGCCTCGTCAAAGTCATCCGTGTAGTCGACGATGATGTCGTTCTCACCTTCCGGACGTTCGACGAGTATTTGATACGCGCCGGCTCGTTTGGGGTAATGCGTCATTGAACACCTCCCTGTAGAGATCTGAAACGCGGCGGGTAGCGTTCCCGCCGCCGTTTGGGAGATGCAACCAGATAGATTGCGACCCTGCCGCTGTCCTCCGAGGCTGCATCTTGCTCCATTTATCCCGGACTAGTTGCCATACGGTCCCAGACCGGTCGATGGCGTAACCAGGCCAGTCCGGCAGTTGCCGGATTTCCACGGACAGCTTCGGCAGCTTCGTGGCCATTATCGCGCTCGTAGTTTGATGTTCCTCGGGCGTCTGTTTTCGCGCTGCTCAAGCCGGGCGTTCCAGCCGAGCGGGTCGTCATCAGATTCCTTTGGCTTCTCTGCTACGCGTTTGCTTGCCGCTTCTCGGTCGCGGCCTATCTCTTCAACAAGGCCGGCTACACGATCGAACAGCGTGGTGCTGCCGGTGCTGGCGCCTGCGATCAGCGGCTCCCGCGCTGGGTCTGCCTGCTGCAGCACCTCTTCCGTCGTGACGCCTTCTGCGGGCGGGTGATGCGAAACCTCAACCTCGTGGGTGCTGGTGATCTCCTGCCATATCTCGTCTATGTGTCGACGCTGCGCGTCTGCCATCCGATCGAAGAAGTCGCTGTTGTCCAGCTCTCCGCCAGACCGCGGCGGCGGTGGTGGTAGCAACGACGTAGGTAGTCGCGACGGACGCGACTGTATACGCGGTACACCGGATAGGTCCAGCGGATCACGCCTCCAAACGCCGCCACCCCTGCGCACCTTCCAGGCAAGGACAGCCGCGACTACGATGGTCCCCAGGAAACAAATGCCGAAGACCATCAACGTGGTGAGCTGTCCGGCCGTGAACATCTATGTCGCAGGTCCACGCATGAACGGCTCGGGCTGGTCGCCAGTTACGGCTACCGCCTCGGTCGACGTTACGCCCTGTTGACCCCGTACGCTGCGGCCTTGTGTCACATGGTACGTATCGGTCTGTTCTAGTGCGCCAGGTGCCTCAACCGTCTGGGGCACCAGCGCTACGTCGAAACCGCCGGCCAACGTCACACCAAAGCCCTGTGCAAGCATGATATGTGTCTGCGGCGGATGATCGAGCAGGAACTGGCGACTGGCTTCGAGGAAGTGCTTGATACCGGCACGCGCCGCCATCTTCTCCTCGTGCGTCTCCAGCGTGGCGTCGAGTTCGTCCAGTGGCGCTTCGCGCGCTGGCTCACCCGGGGCTCCCAGCTCCTTCTTCTGGTACTGATCCAGCAAGAACTCCAGCAACTCCTTCGGTTCGCTCGTTGGCATCGGATGCCTCCTGATATTCTGCAACGGTAGCGTCCCACTCTTCCACCTCTTCCGGTGTGATGAGACACTGATTCTTAGGCGTGACCAGCCGACCGAGTTTGTCGACGGCGTAGATGAACTTGGGTTCGGCCTTAATGTTGGCCATGCCCTGCAAGACTGTCGTCTTGAGCTCGTCCGGGTCGCCTTCCATGAAGGCCATCAGTTGTGACGGATTGGGGGTGAAACCCCACTGCTTGACGAATGCCACAACAGCAGCCTTCTGTTCGTCGGTGTACTGTGACGCCAACGTCTTGTACGGATTCACGACGGGCGGTGGCGGCGGTTCTGGCCGTCCACAGCAGCGCTTGAACTTCTGGCCGGAACCACAAGGGCAGCGTGCGTTCCTGCGTGTAGCTGGCGCCTGATTACGGATAGGCGCCAGCTTGGTCCGTTCGGGCTTGCGCCCAGGCTTACGACCGTAGGTGGCCGTATTTCGACGTTTCGACATCACTACAGCAGGTCGGGTTCCTGCTCCTCCTCGGGCTCGTCGTCCTGGGTATCGACACCCGTCGTGTCAGGATCGACATTGACTTCTGGTACCTCGACCGGCGTACCCCACGGACGGGGGAACTCAGCTGTTTCTTCAGCCTCGTCGACTGTCACCGCATTGGCGGCGGCGCCGCGAACACTATCGGCCGCCTGCTCAGCGTCGACCTCGGCTACCGGACGGTTCGACTCGATGGCCCGGTCAAAGCCGACTGGGGCCAGTTCGCCGTCGCCGACCAATGGATCGACCTCGACCGGCGGCTCGGCTGTCTCGGGGACGTTGGCTGTGGCCGGCGGGACCAGTGGCGTGAGTGGTTCGGCCTGCTTACCCAGCGGCACGCGGTCCTTATCCGGTATGTCGATACCGAGCTTGTCCGCGAGCGAGAGCACCTCACCAGGTGCTGGGCGCTTTGGGCGTAACACCTTGGGGCGGCGCGCTGCGGGTCTTCCGCGACCGTGGCGGCCAGCTGTGGCGTCGGTGATGCGGCCCTCGGCCTTCTGTTTGGCGTAATCTAAGCGATGATCGATCTGATTCTTGATAGGCATTTCAGTGGTCTCTCTGAACAAGGAAGACGGAGGGCCCGCCAATCGGGCCCTCCGTAGGTCTCCCATCATCCTCTTACATTACACATCTGGCGTCAACCGCTTACTCGAGGAGAACGCGCACGCGCGGCCGGACGACAATGACTTGCCGCGGCACTCGTACGACAGGCGTCCGTACGACGACTCCAGGCCTTGTGATTACTCTGTACACACATCGCGGGGCTACTGTAACAATACGGCGCGGCGCAACCACAACGCCGCCGACAGCCACCTCCGCAGGCTGCTGTGGGGCTCGGAATTGAGGCGCTACGATCACATTGGGTACAGTCACTTCGACCTCTGCGGACTGCGCTGGCGGCGCGCATGCCACGGCGCACAGCCCAGTCAGCAACACAACGAAAACGAGGGTCCAAAAACGCATCGAGATCTCCTTCTAGCGTTGGAGTTCCGTCCATCCTGCCGCAAATTGCTTTCTGCGGTTCAACAGTCCGATGGACGCTTGCTTCTTCATCTTGACGATAAGTGCTCGGTCCTGCAAGGTGGACACGAGCGTATCCGCGAATTCCCTATAACCGGATATCACCTCCGGCACGCCAAGCCAGTTCTCCTTGGTCTTGGCTGGTACGAGCACGGAGTTCTTCCAGGATTTCAGGAATTCGTTTTGTGGGCGCATGTCCCACGAGAGCACGGGCGCACCCATGCACAACGAGTTCAGGCCGATAAGCCCGAAGCTCTCAAATCTGGACGCCCAAACGGTCAGGTCAGCCCGTGCGAACAGCATAAGCCTGTGCAAGATATTCGGATGGAGGACAAGCACGACTCTGTCACCGAACTGCTTACGTAGGTCTTTCACTATACGCTTGGAAGACAATGACCATTTGCGTCCACAGGCAATCATCACGTTCGCGTGCGGTACCTCCGCCAATGTCCTGTGCATCATGTCGAATATCGCCTGATCGCTTCTTTGCGGTTGCGTATCATAGAGCGGGAAGTAGACACACAGGTTGTTGTGCGGTTCGTCGGTGTTCCTGCGAGAGATTGGGACAGGCACGTCCCAGGGCATCATGATCGGTGTAGTGCTGTCTAGCTGCCAATGCCGCTGGAGCGCATGACCGACACAACGATACGGGATGATGATCTTATCGAATGCGAGCACCGTGGCTGCGTCATTGGGTGTGAGTCGCTCCCACTCGATAAGCAGCGCGGTTTCAACGTCCAGGTGCTTGATGCGCCGCAGTTCGCGCTTCCTGGGCACGTGTGTCCAGATGATACGGCTGCAACGCTGTGCCCACTTGAGCAAGCGCTGTTGCCGCGCGCTGACTACTGCAGAATCCCAGACGCGGGCTACTTCACGACGTACGACGCCCTTACCGTAGATGGTAGACGGCAGACCTTGATCCCTGGCCCTCTCGGCCAAATGGACCGCAGCATGCGCAACTTCGTGCTGCTGGTATCGGGTTATGATCCCGAGCCTGTCTGCCATGTGGATTGTCCGATAGGTCGTCGTTCATCGTCCTTGAGCCTTAGGTTACATCATGGGCATGCCACCCATGGGCTGACCGCCCATCGGCGGTGGGGCCATGCTTCCTTGCTGGCCCGCCATTGCAGCCTCCTGGCCCATCTGCCTGCCACGAGCTTCGGACTGCGAGTCCATCTGCTCCAGCAGCGACTTGACCAGGCTGTGGATCGTCGGATTACGCTGCTTGAGCTGTCGCAGCGCAGATTGCCGCTGGCCGCCAGGCATAGCGTAAATCTGCTGAGCAATGGTCTGTGCAATGGATTCCAGTTCTGGCGGGGTGAGCCCCTGCTCGTTGCCCATAGGCAGCTGCGCCATGACCGCCTGGACCGGATCCATCGGCATCGCTGCCTGATCCGGTGACGGTGCCTCGCCACCCATAGGTGCGGCACCACCGGCTGCTCCGGGCTGGACCGGCGGCACCACGCCACCAGCACCTGGCCCAGGCATAGCGCCCATGGCCGCAGGATCGCCCCCAGCGGCTCCTGGGCCGCCTGCGCCCATTGCCAGTTGATCGCCCAGTCCGCTCGCTTCGAGCTCCTCCTGGGCCTTCTGGGACTCCTCAGCGACGAATTTCTGCTCCTCCAGCATGCGCTTCTGCTCGTCCTCGAATACCAGGCCCACGCCTCTGCGAAGGCCGGTAGTCTGGGAGACCTGGCCACCCATCATCAGCTGCAGGACAGCCAACTGACGGTTCAGGTCGTCTGCGTGGCTCGGGCGCGCTAGCCGGGCGGTCACCTCGTCCCAGCTGAGCGCCACCGAGATCTTGTTGCAGATCCACTGGAGGTAGTTGTTCAGCATGTAGGTCAGGTGGCTCCAGTGACTCTCCATGAGCCGCAGGGCCGCGGGCGCAGCCTGTACAGTGAGATCGCCCTTGTAGAACTGCACAGGGATACCTACCGAAGACAGCAGCGTGTCGAGCGCCTGGTCCATGAGCTGGTAGGGTGCCAACTGGCTGGCCTCACCACCGAGCGCCTGGTAGCGCACCGGGAACGGCAGCGTGAACCACGTGGTCGGGTCTTGCCGCCGCTGCCGCAGCATGGAATTGACCTGCCCAGTGAAACCGCCGAGATCGGCAGTGAACAGCGGGTCTGTCATCTCACCGCCGCCTGCTCCGCCGCCCGGCCGAGGCTCGGGGGTCAGCACGCGGAACGGGATGATATAGTCGAGGCCGATTGCCTCGTTGTATCGGTGCAGTACCTGGAGATACCAGGCCTGCCGGAAGTTGGTCAGCACGCGGCTGATGCCCCAGCCTTTGTTCAGTACACCAGCAAGGGTATCCTCCTTGCCATGGTAGATCACGTCCTTGTTGAACTCGATGTGCGTGTTGTTCTTGACAGCCTGCACAACCTCCCACGGAGCGCGCTCCAAATGGAAGAGGGTACCTCTGGTGATGTACTGCTTGTAATGCTGCGGGATGCGCCAGATGTGTCCGACCTCGTCGGTATACGGATCCCAGGCGAGTTCCATCTCGTGCGGGCTCCAGCGCTTGATGATCAGATCGTCTTCCTCGTGGGAGCGGCGGTCGATGTGCGTCCACTTGCCGTGGTAGTTGCAGAATGGGCAATGCGCACGGAACTCTGAGCCCTGCCACGTGTAGCTGAACTTCTCGTTGCCGTGGATCTGGCGCAGGGGCGCCTCGAACCCACAGCCCGGGCACGAGAGGTTGCGCCGGAACGGGATCACGACCGATCCGAAGAAGTTGCCGTAGGTGCAGTAGTCGAGCGCGGCCTGCCGCAGCTCTGTATGGATTCCCAACGTGTTGTTCAGGAAGTCGAGATACTTCTCCTTCCCGTCACGGTCAGTGCCGTCGATTTCGACCTCAGTGATGAAGTACGAGATCACCCGGTCTACTGCAGACCGGTAGACACCGTTTGCCAACATGATGTATTCGCACCACCGCATAGCGTTCTGCAGTGAGCTGGGCATCGCTGTCGAGGCATAGTCACAGAATGGGTCCGGGAATGGCTCGACGTTTTGCGAACCGAGATTGGCCCCACCCGTGAAGTTGGGAATCAGATACGACATGGATCCGTCCTTGGACTAGAGACTTGTCGACTTGCGGCAGACACGGCTCATCTTGACGACGGGGTCTTGGCTTTCGAGCCGCTCGATCTCCTCCTCTTCGGTACGGTCACTGGCCGTCTTCTCCGCCGGCTCAAGGTCCGGGGTCACCCCGGGCTTCACAACGGCTTGTTTTTCCATGGCAGCCCATCTCCTTATATCTGCGAGCGTCTGCTCGTTCAGTAACACGTCGTTCAACCCCATGATAGCAGTCTTTCTACGGCATGCCACCTGCAATCTCTGGCGTGGCAGCATTGGCAGCATACGGGGCCTCGCCCTTGATCAGGAATACTTGGAATTCCTGATCACCCAGCGGAAAGATGATATTCGGGTCCTGCACGAAGTAGATCGAGTCGCTTCCGGCGATGTGGACGGCGATGTCCTTATCGGTAGACTGCAGCCTCGATCGTGGGTAGCCGACACAGCTGGTGTCGTAGACCAGCACCAACACGTGCTCCTCGCGCACCACGTCGTGATACCAAGTCTCGATGGCTATCGGCGAGCCCGAAACCTCCAACGTTACCTTGAACGTCGGCGCGCCGCTGGCCTTAGCGTTGCCGACAGGGCGCATAGCCTGCGGCTGAGACCGCTGGTTGAACAGCGATGCCGGCGCCGTCTGTGGCTGCGGTGGTGGCGCAGGGGCGGGCGCTGGGGCCGGTGCGGGCGCGGCAGGCTGCGCAAACGCCGCCTGCTTCACAGGGCCCTGATGTGGATTTGGTGCGACAGGCGTCTGTACGACGGCGCGTGGTGCGGCATCCTGCGGACTAGGCGGCGCGCCTGGCGGTGCTACTGGTGGCGCGGGCGCGGCTATGTTTTGGTCCAACACTGCGTGCATCCCATCTTGCATGTTCGCTTCTCCTTGTGGCGCCAGCTGCTGGACCTGATCGATCGCCACACGGCGATAGACCGAAGAGGCGCGATCGCGCAGGTCGTCGATCGAGACAGCTTGGCGTATCTGTGCGTTATTTGTGGCCTGGCTGACGACATCAGCCGATATCTTGGACATGTCAACGACGAATCCACCACCAGGTGCGTCGGGATCGATGTGCACTTCCTTCGCAGAGGCGTCACGCTCCCAGTTAGGCGGCGCACCGTCGATCGTGGAGCGTCCGACGACGAAGCCGGGGATCGTCTGCGGCAGTGCCACGGCCATTGTGGAGCCGCGGCCGACATGCTGCTGGGCTGCAAGATCGCGATATGCCGTTTCGGTGGGTGTCCCAAGCACGCTTGCCTGGTTCCAGAAATTGTTATCCATGATGTTCCTAGTGTAGCCGTCGGCCAGTGCTATCATCAATAGCTAAATGAACCTCGGGGGCGCCGAAGCGCCCCCAAGGATCAATTTACACGGCTACAGAGCCCATTACCAGCATCTACGCCAAGACGGCGTCGACATCGGCGGGGCACAGTTCCAGTTCGCGCAGATCCCATTCGCTGAGATCAGCTTTCAGAATCTCGTATTCCGTGACACTCTCTTGGAGCGCGTCAGGGTCTTCAGTTGCCCGCAGAGCAAGGACGGCCTCGCATACTGGGGTAAACTCGCAGGGTAAGTCAGGTATACGCCGCAGCGCCGCTTCACGTTCCGTTTCGTGCATAGCCGCAAGCGTCTCTTCCGTACTGACAAAGAGGCACATCCCATTATCCTCCTGAGAACCAGGACGCGTCAGCGTCCGTATTAGCGAGTAAGTCTTCTAAGCTGATGTGGCAGAACCACAGATAGTCGGGAGCGCGCGCAGCTAGCATGGCCTTGCGAGACAGGGCCACTACCAGTTCGCCGTCAACTGATGCGCGTATAGGCGCATGGACAGGAAAGTCCTTAGGCCAAAGTGGGAAGATCAGTGGCGCAGCGCTGTTTGCGTTCTCCAACCAGACGGTGACATCTCCGTCACCTACGAACGAGATTTTCCGGACTTCTTCGGGCATGACTGGAACCGTGGGTTGATATCGTCGAACGAAACGTTCCAGGTGACGCCATCGCGGATGCCTTGCAGGTCTTCTGCGAAGATACGCCGCCGTTGAAAATTGACGACCATGGGCACGAAGCGCACCGAGGTCTTCCGGAGAAACTCCGCAAGCGGCATTTCCGCCGGCTCACGGCCAGTGAGCGTGTACTGCATGAACTCAGCGCCTTCCAGCGCCTCGTTACCTGCCGCATCGCGGGTGATCAGACCCATGTCTTCGACACGCTTGCCATTGAGCGTCGACACTCCGCAAACGTCGATGACTGGGGTCAGGTCTTCAACCTCCGGTAAGGACGCCGGGTGCGTCTTCAACGCCTCCACGTCGTACCGCTTGACCAGGTAGTCAGCACCGACGGCTACACCGGATACGCCGGTCAACTCGGTCCGTGCTTCGGTCGGAATATGGTCGGGGATGCCCATTTCCGCAAACACCATGTAACCCTGCGGCCATGCGAAAGATCCACACGGACGCAGATGACGGTTAGCTCGGTGTCGTCTCTCCAAGTGGTACCTGAACGCCTCCTCCTCGCGGCCAGCGATGGTAGGATCGTCGATCAGGTCTGCCTTGGTGTGTCCAGCGCGTCCTGCGATATCGTCGAGCATCGCATCCTCGCGATACACAACTATCTGCGCAAGCAACGCACGAATGGACGCAAGTGCCGTCCCCATAATGGCTTTATTCTCGAGATCGAGCCGTGCTCCGTGTGCAGCGCCGAAGTTCTCTGCCTTCAGGCCGGCGGCCGCACGCGACTCCTCGAGCTTCTTGCGATGGGCTTTGCAGATCTGATGCGCGTTACGCGAGTCCCGTGCTGACATTTTGACACCGTGTGCTGGCATAAGCTTCCGCTTCTTTGCCGCGACCAACGAGTCGACTGTCTGCAGACCGGGCGTAAGCCATAGATCCTTCAGCCATCTGTTACCCTCTGGTCCTCCCAGCTTCCATTGACCATCCTTGGTGAATGTCAACGCGTATCCGCGACACATGAATCGTTCCCCGAACAGATGGGTGACCACGTAATGGGTCTTACCGACATTGTCTGCGGGGCGATTCATTTTGACTGATCCCTTTGGAGGCATAGGGACCATCGCGACGAGGCCAAGAAGGTCCCGCTGCAGCTTGCGCACGCCGACCCGCACTAGGGCGGTCCAGCGGCACAAGTTCTGCAACGGCAGCGCCAACGAGACCGCCTGCTTTTCAACAACCTCTTCGAGTTCGAGGATGTTGAGCAGCGGGAGTTGCGCCTCGCTTCGCGCGTGATTCACCTTCTGACAGAACAGGCGCACGGCCTGTAGGATTTCGGGACAACCGCGCTCGAAGAATAGCTCCTTCGACCAGGCTGTGCCGTTGTTATAGGCGTCGAGCAGCTGGTCAGCCATACCTATGGCAGGCGCCGTAAACGTCTGTTCCTTAGGGGCCGCTGCTGTTTCTCGCACCTCTACGGCGGCTGTGTTGCCGCCCAGATTAAGCGTTTTGAGATCTTTTATCACTCGGGCTCCAGTTGTCTGACTCTACTGGAATTCTGAACGTAGGTCTTCTGCGCCTGGCGACGAAACGACGACGGGCAGTGCCCGCCTTGTCGTCGCGTACAAAGGTGTGCATACCAAAGATGCGTAGATGCGGGCGCATGACCTGCCATAACTCAGCAGAGACTAGCTCGTAAGGACGCCCACTGGGCGTATGGGCCAGTCTCTCCGTGCCGGGGAAATCGTACTCGTAGACTATCTTGCGTCCGCCATTTGGCAACGCAGGTGTCTTGTGTACGAGACCACGGCGCACATTCAATGGGAGATGATCAAGCATTCATTAGGGTCCTCCCTCTACAGCAGTCAACAGAAAAAGGCGCCAAGACCACATAGTCTTGACACCTTATAATGCCGCGTTCTGCAGTAGCGTAAAGCTACGCTATTTCCGGGTCTTCGCCCGGAGGCGCAGCCTCCTCGCCTACGATCGGCGGGACGACTTCCACTTCGGCATCTTCTGCCGGTGGTGCGAGCGTGTCTTCCGGCTCGGCGTCTTCCTCAGGCGGGCCTGTGTCGTAGGCGTCATCAGGACGGCCGATCACGACGTCGTCGAGATTCGGTCTGTCGTCCATCAGGCCAGTTTGATCGAGATACGGTTCGATTTCGCCGCCCTCGATCGGGGTGAGCTGGCGTCCGTCGAACAGCTGCCATGTACGCCCCTTCTGGATCTGATAGCGCTGTCCGCAGAACATATGCAAGAAGTACGTGTTATCCCGCTCTGCGTTATGCTTGGCGCGGATGTCAGCGATCAGCTTGCACAGCTCATCTACAGATTCAAACTCCGAAACGGTAGGCGCAGCACCGCCTACGACGCCCCAGACAGCCCAGATTCGGCCGCGGAAGTCGCTTTTCAGCATGTCGTCAATGAGTGTGAAGACATGCTTCAAGCGCCCGACGATGGCCATTGTTGCTGCAGGCGTCATCTGGTCGGCCGTAGGTTGTTGGGGCGCAGACGGAGTCTCAGTCGTCACGAGTTTGTCTGGTTGTTCGGTCATCGATTACTCCGCTGGTTTGATTGGCTTGGGCGGCGGCTGCTTCGAAGGGCTCGCCTTGTCGAACGACGGCTCGACAGGCTTTGGGGCCTTGTCCACCGACTCAGCTGACACCTTGCCGGCCGCTGCCGATACCTTGACGGTTTGGCGCACCTTGCGGCCCCGCTTACCGACGACGTGCGTTCGCAGCAATGACTGCGAATACTGGCCGCGGTAGAAGTACGGGCTGACCACCAGCGTAGCGCCAGGGTGCTGCTCGCTGTTGGCAATTGTCTTGCCGTCAGCGTCGAGGAGCGCCCAGGTACCCTCTACCGCAGAGGGTGTTTCCATTTTGACTTCCACGTTACAGTCCTCTCAGTGATTTGAATTTGTCCAACATGGATTGGTAATCCGGGTTGTCCTTGTGCTTGAGACGTCCGATATCGCCAGCAATGACGGCATGACCCATCTCGACAACCGGCGGACGCGCTGGGCGCTCAACGAAATGCGGGCGCCCGCCCTGCGCTTTGGCTGGGCGGATCTCCCAGCGCCCCTTGTTCGTGTCGGCGCAGAACACCGTCACGGAGATGCGGGCTATGTCCGGTTTCAGGATACTGAAACGTTCCACTAGCACTGGGTCGAGCATATCGACCGTGCCGGTGAACGTCTGCGCGTACAGCTTCTTCCTATGATCCACCGTTGCCACGCCGTCGAGGAAGCTCTTGAGAGAGTCCCAATACTCGTGGCGACAGGCGCAGATCACGTGGCCCCAGGTGAGCGGGCCAACATGGATAGGAGAGTTCAGCCCGTCGAACAGCAGCGTCTTGAACGGCTGCTGGATGATCTCAGTGCCGATCGGCTGGGCTGCATACCAATCAGCTACAGGGTCGTTCTTGGGGTACTCCATCCCGCAGTACGTGAACAGCGCGCCGTGGTTGAAGAAGTGCCAATCATCGACCAGCTCGCTCAGCGCGAATTTGGACACGTCCGTAGGTACGGGCGTGCCTTCCGCGCTTACGATACGTGTGCTGCCAGCCGGTACGGGCAGGTCGCCTTTGTGCGTTACCTTGCCAGTCGGCTTGATCTGGGCACCGCCCATGATCCGTTGCATCTCGTCTTCTAGCATTTAGCTGTCCTCCAAAGGCACCAGCAGGGTATCGAACCCTGACAGTTGGGGCTATGTAACCCCTGTCGCCACCACCATGGTGCAGATGCCCGGCCACCGGGTTGGCCTAGAAAGCGGAGTCTGACGACATTTACACCAACTGAGCGCGCTCAACCAGCGTCTTGACCGTTTCGGCCTGTCGCAGGGAGCTGGTCGCCAACTCCTCCGCAGTCGTCTCCACATTGTAGTATCGAAGGAGACTGTAAAGGTCCAAGTCCTTCTGATCGTTGGATGGCAAAAGGACGTCGAACGGATCATATACACCAACAGGATTATGCCAGAGCTTGACGGGCACTACAACCCGCTCGGCGTCCGTAACCTGTGTATTCCGATGGAGTACCTCGGCCGCTGCGATGCGCAGGACCTGCTTCAAGTTGAACCCGAACAACGAGGCGTCGGGGTCTGCGTCTCCGTACCGAAGCGACGTGGCGAATTGCCGCGGATACGCTTCACGGAGGAAATTGATGAGCGGCAGCGCCACTCGCGCGCGGCTGAGTTCCCCGGTCTTCAGCACCTGCGTGTACACACATGTGCCGTCCTTGTCGAGGATGACTGCCGAGGCCAACACGCCGACCATTGGCCGATGCGCATGATTCTCATAGGCGTCGTCGCTTGGGACGACACTGCCCGCAAATCCGAGCGGCGGGAACTTCATGTGTTCCTCGCGCTCGCCACGTACCTTGGCGATGTGGTTGTCGATAGTCGCTTGCTTCGACATCGTGCCAGGTACTTTGATTGGCCCGAAGAAGGTCGAGCCGTCCTTGGCGCCCACTATGGTCGCCCCGAAATAGAGTGCTTCGCTAGGCAAGTTCATGCCTCCTCAATCTTGATCATGAGATCAAATTCCGTTTAGGTGTCGAACACCGACAGCGCAACTTCTGGCGCTTCTGGCATATGCGTACGGTGGGCGTCCAGCGCGCTCTTCTCGAGGTTGAAACGCGCGCACAGATCGCTGATGATGCTCTGCCGTACGAGTTCAAACGTGTCCTCAGGCACCAACAATAAATGTCCGGTCTCGTTGCATTTCGGACACGGGACAGCGGCATTACGGTCGTCCGGATCGTCCACAAGCGCGTGACCGTCGCAGTGTTCACACATACGTAGAAGCGGACCCAAGCGCTTTTCGACCAGCCTGCGCGCAGCACCCATTTGCTCTGTGGCAAACTTGGCGTTGATACCGTAACGGCTCTTCCAGCGACTAACTAAGTACCAGATGCCGCCACCTGACCAATAGTAGCTGGCGGCGTCTGCACCACAGTCCGGGCAATTACGGCCAGCCGACACGACGCCACACGCACAATCATATTCAAACATCCGTATGCTCATCGCACGCTCCTTCGTACAGGGTTAGATTCCGTCCTTGTAATGGCTGATTGCCATGTCACAGATATGCATCGCGTCCGCGATGTTGTCGGCGCCCGACTTCTCGTAGTCCACCGGGTCCAGCTTAACACCGAACCTCTCATTGGCAGCCTCGATCATCTGTACCTTGTTGGCATTGCCTTTGCCCGTTGCGTGCTTTTTGATCGTACCGATCGCATAGCCCGTAGCCGGGACGTCGTGCTCTTCCGCCCAGGTGCAGAGCGTGATCTTGAAACCGCCTAGAAGCTCGGCTGCCGTGGCGATGCGCGCCACGATCATGCCGATACGCTTGCCGCCGAAACCCTTGATGTCCGGCGAAAACTTCACGTCCTCGAATGCTAGCAGGTCGGGTTTGAGCACCGACAAGAACTGCTTGAGGCGGACGTGGCGCAGAGGCCCTGTGTCGTAGGGCCCTACAGATAGGTCCAGCTGGCCCGCCACGATGCGGGCCTTGCGTGCTGGATCCTTTGGGTCGATATCCGCCCAAGCCACGCCGCAGTTGGTGCCTAGGTCGACACCAACGATACGGCGTTTATGGGCTGGAAGACCCCTGACGGCCTCAGTGAGATCGTCGGGGTCGTGGTACTGCTGAATCTTAGGCATTGCCTGCAGATACGCCCTTTCGCGCACAACAGCGCGCTGCGTGCGCGTCGTACAACTCACGAAACATATCGCGAAGCACAGGACCGGTGTTCCTCTCGTCGATGGCCTTCGCCCTGTCGCGCAGTTTCCTCGGATCATGCGCACATAGCGCAGTAACGAGCATATCGCGCTTCGCTTTCTCGGCGAATACGAATGGTTGCTCCTGCAACACACCGCCGATAGCCGAGAATATGACGCCTGGCACCTCGCCTTTGAGTTTCGGCCACGCGCCGCGCAGAACCTCGACGGTATATCGCAACAGTTTCGGCGAACCGCCGTTTGGTTTCAAATCGAAGAGCTTCTCGATGTAGCTGAGCGCGTTGATCCGCACCCAACCTTTTCCGAGATTCAGCCGGGGCGCGTTGATGACGCACCGCTGTTTAGCCAAGATCCTATGGATGGCTACGCAGCGCATATTACCCGCACGCACCTGTTCGTGGAACCACTTGCCGTCCCGCTTCGCGCCGGTCGACGCCGCTTGGTCTTCACACGCAACAGCCGCAGTCGCGTACTGCTCATCGGCCTCCTGCAACAGCCGACAAAGACTTTCCTCGTAGGCACGGCCTGTAGACGTGTACATAATGCACGGCAATTGTAGGCCCTCGGCGCGTGCTGCTAACACAGCCTCAGGATGCCGCACCACATGGGCCGAAACGTCGGCGCGCAGACATACAGCCGGCAACGGCCAGGCTGTTACATCCAGTGTGCGCAGCACGTCGACCGCACTCTGTGGTACCTCCGGTAGATAGTCGTCCAGCTGCAACGCCGAAGCGTCGAAACTGTGCACTAGGCGATCAAGCCATAGCTTGCTTGCTACAGCGGCGGGTGCCGCCGCTTTGTCAGCTACTGATTGCGCCGACCCGTTACACGAATCGCTCATCTTGTCTCACTTCATTGCGCGGGGCGCTACTCCCGCTAGCTTCTTGTGCTCTTCCATCAGATGGTAGAGCAACAAACTGTCCACGCCTGCGCTGTGCGCCTGCGAACGATCCACCCCAGCTTTTTCGAACAGCTGATACTGTTCGTCGCAGTAACGATCCAATGCCCACATGACGCCCTTCCGGCGTAGTGCCCCTATCCGCCATGCAAACTGCTGCAGGGTCTCGCCCGGCAGCGGTAGCGGATCGTCATAGTCTTCCAGCTGACTTGCCTTCTCAGCGATGCCGGTGTCGTACACCAGCTCCGGGTCGAAGACGAACGGAATGTTGAGCCAGTTATGGAAGTGCGCCTGGAGCAGCTCGATGTCGAACTTCCAGCCGTTGTGCGCCACGAGGATCTCGCGACGCTCTTCCATGGTCTCGAACATGTCCAGATAGCGCTTGAGCACCTCTAGCGGAGGGCGCCCGAGCGCTTGCAGCCGGTCCCACGTATGGTAGAACGATTTGCCCTGCGCCTCCATGCCACGCTGTGCGGCCTGGAGTTGCTGCTGGAACTGCAGATGGTCGATGTCCGGGAAGTCTGGCCAATTCAGCAAGACCTCCGCGTTCTCGACTACCTGACCATCACGAACGATCGTATGCCCGATAACGCAGATTGCGCTACTCTCAGGCCGCAGACCGTTCGTTTCCAGGTCGACGCAGGTGTAGTTATTCGGGAAACCGAAGCGTCCCGCAAATCGTTCAAACCAATGTGCTGACATGATTGATAGCCGCCTAAGCCGCTCAGTCAAAATGTATTGGGTCGTATTGATCCCGTTCCGGGCTGGTGGGCCCTGCAGTGCCGTTCCCAAGAGGGTGGCTGTCTGCTGCATGTCCGTCTTTCTGGCCGAAAAAGCCTTGGACTGCCTCGTTTACATCGTCCAGGAACTCCTGGAACGCAACTGGAGGATCGGAGTCCGGTCGGGCGACGTCCTTAGCGCCCGCCCATACAGCAGACAACAAAACCTGACCCAGTCGCGCGTAGAAAAGCATCTGCAACGCGGGCGGCAATTTGTCAAAGCCGACCTTCTCCATCGCGGCGGGCGGGCTCTCGAGCTTGATGACGAGGTTTAGCGCCTGCGCCAGCATTTTCGGAGCACCGCTCTCCATGATGGATTCATAGGTGATGTCGTGGTCGGCAAGGAAGTCCTTGAGCCACGGCTCCCACGTATCAGGTTCGAGCGCGTACATCGCGCCCAGAATCATGTTGGGTCCGACGTGTGCGAAATCGCGTTCTGGGTTGTAGAACGGATCGCGCCCGCCCGCACGGGGCTCCTTACGCCGGATCTGCAACATGTGCCGATGTGGCTTTTTGTTCGCTGGTTCTTCACTCATGTGTCTAATCCTACATAGTGCGATTACCGGTTACAAGCGCCAGCCGCTCAAGCAGCACTTTGTCGACGGTGCGTGGCTGTTTATCCACCACCTCGAAACGTGCCGCGAACATGTAAGCGCCGCTGTCGCTAGTATACGGCTCAGCGTATCGCAATGAAAGTACACACGTAGGTAACGACAGCCGTGTCAAGGCAGCGAGTGTAGCGCAGATCTGCGTGACCTCCCCGTCGTACACGTCGCGGATCATGTCTAACGTACCTGTGCGGAAGTTTGTACCCCGGAACAGCGAGGAATCCCGCACATGAGCCATCAGGCGATTACGACGGAATTGCCGCAGAAATGTTACAGAAACATGTCCGCCGATGCGCATAGCACGCGATAGCTCGCGTTGCATCCACACGCACAGCGGCGATGTCAAAGCCGTGCACATGTCAAGATAGGCAAACTGTAAAGACCCGGGTCCGCCAAGCTCCAGCCGTTCGAGCTCCATACAGCGCACATCCCAACGCGTAAGCCGCATATCTGCAAGCCTCCTACGAATGTGCGGTATGTGCATGCCGAAATGCTCGACGGCCACGCCAGACGTAGCCGAATCTATCCGACCAGTCCGTAATAAATGCTGTATATCCAGGCATTCAGGGCCCGGCAACGTCAGCATTGCATCCACCTTGTACGGGAGCGCGAGCTGCTCAGCTCGTATGCGCTGCTTGACTGGGGTGTCCCAGTCCGTCCGTGTCATGATCGACACGCGTGCGCTCCTCGAAGACGTGTGACCAATATCGGGTATCGGTCTTGTCGTGCTCTTGGTCCCAGATGACATGCCTTGCCATCGCTGACGGTACACCGTATTTGGCGCACGCATTCAACCAGTGATCTTCGATCTCGTGGTAGCGTGTGGCCGTCAGCTTGCCTTTGCCAATACCGTACCATCGCGCTACGTGCGTATCGATCGCCACAACTTCGCACTCGCGCGGCCAGCACATCTCATGGGCGAACGAGATCGTCTTCAATCCCATCCACGTCATCCGCTTGTTGTTGTCGTTGTCGGTGATCTCCTCCAGGCGGTCGCGCCAGCCTGTCCACGGCAAGTGTGAGCGCCCCACCTCAGCGGGGCTGCCCAGAACACGTGGACCGCATTCGTCGCGCGCCAACGTAGTGATGCACCAGGCAGCCTGTGCCTTGGCGCTATGAAGACCGATACCGCCAGCAACCAGCAACTCCTCCAGCTCCGACAACGACGACCACGGCATAGACATCACGAGCTTGTAGGCTCTGACGTTCTGCTCCCAACCAGTATTGATCGCCATAGTGGCGAACACCCACCGCTGCCAGCGTTCGTGGAGCGTCTGCGGCGCAATGGATTCCCAGTATTCGAGATAGCGGGCTACGACCTGCGGGTCGAGGTTTTTGATGCGGTCAGCTACTGCTGCCTTACTCCCCAATTCCATATCCGGCCTCCGGGTGTCGCTCGCGCCATATTTCGAGAAGCTGCTCGTCCGTATAGCCGCCAATCTTGGTGTCGTACTGCTGCATCTTCATGCCCTTGATCTCGAGCAATCCGTCGACTTCTTCCTCAACGGCGTCGGCGACCAACAGCGGGTACCGCTGTTTCATGATGCGGTAGACGTCGTTGAACACCAGGCGGATTTCCCGCTCGGCGTACCGCGACGTGCGCATCATTAGGATATGTCGCAATGCCCGTAGATTGGCCGACCAGCCGATCTCGTTGGCTTGGCCGTTCGGGGCGATTCTGCGCAGCGCAGATGTGATCTTCTTCTTCAACGCGAACGCCATCGTGTCGTCGGTCGACAGCCCTGTCTTATTGGCCATACGCTTATAGGCCTTCTGGATCTTCTTGACGATCGCCTTGATCTCGTCCTCGACGCACTCCAACAGCGGATCGCTGATGAAGTCGATCTTGTCGATCCGGCAGTAACGCCCCGACGTCTGGCTGAAAGCCACGCCGATGCGGTGACGGACGAACTCGTGGGTCATTACCCGGCTGCAATTCGTGGTGACGAAGTTGAACCAGATATGCTCGAAGACCGACCCGTGGCCCGTCTCGAAGCAGTTCTCGATGTTGTTCTTGACGTCGCGGACACGGGAGACATTCGCGTTCTTCCCTAGTACCAGTGACTTGTAGCACAACTTCGCGTAGAAGGCGATCATCGCCTCTTCGGGGGTCAAGCCGTCGTGTACGGCTTCGTTGTATGACTTCAGAAAGTCTTCCTGACCAGTGGCCTGCAGATAAGCATGCAGCCCCTCCTCGTCGACCGATGTGTGGCCGATAAGGAAGGTCTGCGGGGTTACGAACTTCAACTAGTCCTCCATTTTGTCAATGAACAGTATTCCGTCGAGATGGTCGATCTCGTGCTGGATGACCCTGGCGGCCATACCAGTCAACGACCCCACGAAGCGGACGCCGTTTAGCTGCCAGGCTGTAACGTGCACCTTGGCGGCACGGCGCACCATACCGAATTCGTGTGGCACGCTCAGGCAGCCCTCCATCTCTCTTGTTATGCCGCCTCGGCGGCGTTCGATAACTGGGTTGATGAGTATCAGCTCACATTCCGTGCTTCGCGGATTGGCTTCGCTGTTCATCACCAGCACGCGCTCGGTGAGCCCGACCTGTGGGGCAGAGACCCCGTAGGCCTTCTTCTCGTACATCAGCTCGCGCATTTCTTCGAGCTGTTCGCGCAGCTTCATCGTAACTGTCTCCACGGGAGTACACACGACACGTAGCGCTTCATTCGGATGGATTAGGATTTCCATTAGCTGGCGGCCTCCGCTGCTTCTGATTCTTCTTCGCGCAGTTTGATACGCCGAGGCGCACGCTCCGCTAGCTCGGGCGGTGGCGTTTCGCCTGCGGCCACGTACAGATCGGCGTCACGCAACGCCGTCACTTCGTCGACGTAATCCTGCAGCGTTTCGAGCATGTACTGCGTGATATGCGCCTCCGCCTGCTCGCGAAAACGATCCCATATTTCTTTGGCGCGCTCGCCGAAACTGTCGACGCGGTACCGTACCGCGTCGACAGTTTCGATGGCGCCGCTGGCATAGAAGCGCATAATATCGGAGCCATCGGTACGGCAGATCGACGTAGCTTTGCCCGGATCCTTCCAGCGCGCCAGGAGCCGCGTGAATACGTCGAGCAGCTCCTCGTCCCAGTGGTACAGCTCCTGCTCAGCCTTGCGCGCCTTAATCTCCTCGTTAAGCCTTTCGTGCTCTTCGCTTGTCATAGGCATTATACATGCGGTCCCTCGGGACACTCCTCCTCTGCGAGAACCTCGTACATGTCACGGCCCCAGAAACTCGGAGTAAAGGGCCACAAGTTACACGTATCCGGCACACGGTCTTTGACCATCTCCGGACGCGTACGTGAGAGCGGTTTCTCGGCACCCGTCCATTCGGTGCCTAGGAACTCGCACACTTTCTGCATCGTACCCTGGTAATCGAGCATCAGCTCTTGGTACGTCACGATGGCGCGTGCCCATGGCATCCCGGTCACCATCTGCCAGAACGCGCCAGTCCGATTCACAAACTCAGCGCAGTTCTTCTCGTTGAAGATCGGTGTCTGTGACGCCAGCGGCCCCTCATCTAGCGTGCGCACCCACACGTTGTCCGCCATGCAGACGCAGTTGGAGATGTACACAGCCATCGGGTTGCGCGACATGACCACTACTTTCATGTCAGTGTCGCCCAACGCCAGCGGTACGATTTCCGGGCGCTTATAGAACGACGCGTCGATGATCTTGTAGCCATAGTGCGTCTCGCAGTCCTGTGCGAGTGCAGGCAGCACCTTGTCGTTGAACCATGCAGACTCCGCTTGCGGCGCCAGCGGTACGCCGCCCTCTAACGGTACGCCTTCTTGCTCACACGCGACAATACGGTGGGTGTTGTTCGGGTTGAACAGCTCACGCCAGCACATGCGTACGCCCGGGACCTGATTCAGCGATGCTGCCATCAGCGTCGTCCCCGACCTCGCCATCCCGATCACCGCTATCTTCTGCTTCGGCATCTACCGTCTCCTTATGGGTTGCAGCCGGACATTCCAGATATCCGACATGACATTTGTAACAGCGGTGGTCATAGTTGTACGGACACTCCCAGTCCCGTCGGAACCGCTGCTTGATAATGACTCGGTTCCAATTGTTGGGGCCGGACGTGAAGCCGACGTCGGTAAAGCCGGGCTCGCCGGGCCTGCAGCACTCTGGGTCGATAAGAGCCCAGAGGCGCAGGCTCACCAGTTCGGATATGTGACTCAGTGGATAGTCGCCGCTAGAACGGGAGTAGCCCATCTTGGTGGCGATATGCCTACAGAATCGCGTCGTCCAGAACTTAGTAATGCGACAAGGGCATGCAGTACCGGCGAGTACGCGCAGCACGAAGCTGCCGCCAGGCTTGCCATACTTGGTAGTGGCATGTTCATACGAGATGACCTGAATCGGCACCCACTCTTTCTCCTGCTGTAGGTGCCATACTGGTACGGGCACACCACTGCGCAAGAGGTCGAGATTGCCGGCCAAGCGCCACGACATGTCCTTGATGTCATCATTGGTCAATGTCACCCCGGCCAGGTCGCGGACACTGTCCCATACCGCCTGACGCTTGACGCGTCGCAACGCTTTACAGATCGCCGTGACGAACTCCTCGAAGTGGTCACCGCACGGAGCAAATCCGCAGAACTCGGTGAGATCGTCGTTGGTCATCTTGTCCCGTAGCTTGAGCACACGGGCCAAGTCGTACCGGCGGGATGCGACAGTGAAGTCGTTCATTAGACAAGCCTCCGTTAGGCTTAGGAAGTTCCGAGAGCCTTGCGCACGGGCTGCGCAGGCGCGTGTACCACGGGTGCGTCGACGTCCATCAGCGCCTCTAGCTCCGCATCCAGGTCCTCCTGCGTCATTTCCCAGGCGCCAAGTCCGTGCTTCACCTCGAATAGTCGGCCATCGTTATGCTGGTAGTAGGACACCCACTCCACCGTGCCGTATGATCCAAGGATCGTGTAATCGTCTGGTGATATCTGTGGAAGGTCCACGATCACCTCCATCATCGACATCAAGCGCTGCGGCGAGCCGCCACTGTTCAGGAAGCCCAGTATAGCTTCCAACACTGACTCGTCGCGCGACGGACACGCGTCGTCGAGTGTCAACGCCGTTTGCTCGATGGTGCGCTGGCCGGTCATCAACGAGATATGCGCTAACGTAGCGCCCATCTCTACGGGCTCTACCCGCAAGTGATAGCCGTCCAGCGCCAGCCTGTGCTCCTCTTTGAGCACATCAGCGGCCTGAATCACTTCGTCGTCAGACATGCGCCGCTTTGGCTTCCTTGGCAGCCGCAATGATCGGGCGCGTGGAATCGGTCACTCGGTGGAGCCCGTCCCAGGCCTCCACGAGCGCGTCACCAGCGGAGGCCGTCAAGCTGCGGAACAGCGGCAGGAACTGCAGCAGCTCTGCCTGTGACAGCGTGTTCATGTCCAGCTTCATCTCGCCGGGCGTCGGGCCGTTCTGCGGGAACCGTACGATCACGAACGGCAACGACGGCAGGTTCATGGTGTCGTCTACGCCGGTCGCCTCTAACGCCTCCAACGTTGCCAGGACGTCACGGAAATGGCCATATGCGGCGCTCTGCCGCTGCAGCTCGATGTTGAGCTGGCCTACGCCAACGGCGTAGTCCTCTAACGTAGCCTGCTGCTGTTGCGCGGGCTGCTGCACAGGTTGCTGCACAGGCTGTTGCGGCGCCTGCGGCGCTGCCATCGGGTTCTGTGGTTGATCCACGATTACCTCATTGAATACGTGCAGCGAAGCCGAGCCAGAAACGGAAGTCTCCGTCGACCTCCTGGATCGGGTCGCCGATGATGATGTGGGTGCGCAGCGCATTGGGCACTGCTTCAATGTAGCGCTGGATTGCATCCATCGCACCGAGCATCGCCTTGACCGGATCTTGACTGGTCCGATAAGGCAACAACGGGATGCGAACAAGGTCGCCATCCCTGGTTAGGCTCCACGCCAATGGGCCGTCTGGCCTCGAGAACTGTAGCGGCTCAGCGCGCGCTTTCCAAATCTCGTTCTCACCGCGGCGAAGCACCTGCTGGATTAGCGGGTTGCCCGTGTGCGGATCGGTGGGGAGCTCCTCCGCTTCAAGGAACGGAGTCATGTCGAATATTTGTGCAGTGTAGTCACGGGACATGTTTGCCATCCAGTACGTCGAAGAGTGTTGGGTGGTTACGGATACGCGGTGCGGGCGCTTCGGGCGGTTCGCACCTGTAAGTTACACCGATCGGCTGTTGAGAAAAACCGCGCCGGGACGCTGTTGAGCATTTTCCGCTCTCGTTGGCGTTGATGGCCAACCCCGTAGTGAACTTGCCCATCTTGTAGCCATGCTGATGGCACAGGGCGCCAAGCATCACGTCGCCGCCGTTGTGTTCGAAGTCCTTCGGCGGCCAGTCATGCCGTTTCAGGATATCCGTCCGGATGCACCACCACCCGCCTGTGATGAACGAAATACGGGCATGCTGCGGCACCGGCTTGCCATTGAACCACGGCTGATCCCTGATGTACTGCGCCTGATGCCCCCGAAGGTTCATCAGGTACGGCGCGCCCACCATGGCATGATTCTGCATCTTGTCGTCAAGTATGCCGAACCACAGTTGCGGGTCTCGATTGCTGTCCAATAGCCACGAGTCATCGTCGAACCAGATGGTGTACTTCGTATCGATGCCTGGGTGCCCGTCGTTCAACGTCGCATCTGGTGTACCGTGGAACATGCGCCGCATCAGCGGATACTTGTAGTACGGCTGCTCTCCACGATACACGTCGGTGATCGGGACATATATGTGCCGGCGCAGCACAGTCTCAGTATCCCTGCAGACGTTGTTCAACCCGACACGCATGTCGAAGTAGTCGGCCCACCCCGCACGACCGAGCGACTCTAAGAGCCGCTCGGCCAAGTCGGGATGTTTGCCGTAGAACAGAGCACAAATTGTGAACTGCTTGTTTGCCATTAGCGATTGACGCCTACACGGCCCTTGCGTTTCTTGGCTGCCTCTCGCTTCTTTTTGGCCGCAGCGCGCTTCTCACGTGCCTTGCGGTTGCGCTCCTCGTTGAGCGCGACGCTGTCGTCCTCAGGCTCCTCGCCCGATTCCGTGGCAGCGTCCTCCAGCTCGGCAGCGTTCTGCTCAGCCATTTCGGCCTGCGCAGCCATACGCGCCTCGATGTCTGCCTCGGTGCCCGCCAGGACCTGAGCCATGGCCGCAGCACGCGTCTGCATGCCTACGACCTGCTCCTTGGTCTCGCGCACGGCGGTGAGCAGCTTGTCGTTCAGCTTATCGGCCGGGATCTCGTGGATCGTCTTGTGCAGGTCGAAGTTGTCACCAGTCCACGCGTCGTCGTAGTTGGTATTGAACTTCATGGCCTGCGACTGCACATGCGTCAGACAGCCGCGTGCGGACTGAGGAACCTTGACCTTCGGCTTGTTGGTGCCGCGCTTGGTGCGCTCGCACAGATCACGTACCTTGGCCCACAGCTCCTCTGCCGTCCACGCCTGTTCGAGGCACGCGGCAGCAAGCTGCATACGGGTATCGAGATCGCCCACGCCGGCAAGGTAAACCAGATGCGACCAGCTCAGCATGTTGCCAGCTTCGCCCTGCATCTTGATGTATTCGGTGAACGCCTTCTTCGTGCCGAACGCCTTGCAGACGTTCATGGAGTTACGAAGCTGGGCGTCCGTCTTGAAGCCCAAGCCCACAGCGAGGCGCGTCAGCACCTTGTTGCCATAGAGCTCTTTCTTACTGGCGGCCTTCCTGTGGACGGCAGCCACTTTCTGTCCCAAATCCCAGTACCACAAACTGCTGTCCTTCGTGCGCTGCTGGATGTAGGTATGCAGCTCCTTGAAGGCGGCCTTCTCGGCGTCGGTGTAGGTGGACTGGGCCTGCAGAGGAGTGTAGTCCTCTATCTTCGCAGGAAGCGTTGTACTCATTTCAACTCCTAGAGCTGAACTCTCTTGGCGAGAACGTCGAACGCCGTGCGCTCTAACTTCTCGCGTATTTCAGGATATTGGCCATCGGCGTCACGCATCAGCATGATCACCACGTCGCGTACCTGGCGCTTGGCGATGTCGGCAGCTGTTACACTATTGGGTACGAACGTACCCTCAACTCCCATGAAAATCGCCTTCCGCAGCACGTCTTCTGCAAGACTCTTGTCGATGTACTTGGTCAGCTTGGTTTGCATCCGCGTGCGCTTCGCCTTGTTCAGCTTATCGTCCGCGTTCAGCAAATCAAGTGGCTTAGCCATAACTTCGGCTGCTTGTTTGGCCACAAGCGCTGTGGACTCCCAGCTATGAAGCACGCCCGCGAGGGTCGAACCTAGTCGCTTGATGAAGTCTTTGCCGGAGTGCGCCAGATGGCGCAGCTTGTTCATACACCGTAACGTATGCCCTATCTGTAGGATGGTCGCTCCACGGACGCCACATTCACCGGCTTCGCTGTTGGAGAAATAGGCTCCTCCATACAGCGGTCCGTCGTCGAGTTCGACGAGTGGTTCTTCCGTCAGGAACGTGACCGCCATGCGGCGGCCAACCAACAGTCCTTCATAGAACTGCATGGGCACTTCGTGCGAGTCCATCATCTCCTTGACCGCCTCCAGTAGCTGGTGGTTGGGCAGGAGCTGATAGCGTGGGCCAACAATACCGTCGACAACGCCTGATTTATGGTTCTGGATTATGTCCCGGCCACAAAGGCCATCGGGAGCCCTGAAACGCAGCTCAAGGCAGTCATTGATGATCCCGATCGCTTGGTGTATCGAGGTCGCCGAATCGTATGCATTGGCGCTGCGGTGTACTCCGGCGATGTCCGCCGCGAGTGACCACAGGCCTTTGGATACGTGACTGCAGAGCTGCCTTATAGCCAGCGGAGAGAAAGCCGCGCCGTTCGCAAGCAGACGAAAATGTATGGAATCGCCGTCAAGCTTGACAGAATCGACGTGGCTTATCAGCGTCCGCGTGGTGTGCTGGTCAATGTCGCGCAGCAGCTCGATGAAGGCATCGAACTCGTGCGCTAGGAATTCATGTCTCTCTGGGATCGCCAGCATTTTGATCTCATGATCAAAGTTTACCAGTCCTCTGCTGGGCCCAGTCTCTCGATGAAACTGTCGATAGGCTCCAGCAGGTAGTAACCGTCGCGTAGGCGCCAGAAGCGCCCGCTCGCGCCTACCGTGTAGGGTAGACGATCACCGTACGTGAACACGTGCAAGCCTCCGCGACCGCGCCACGGAAACACCATGCCCACGACCTGGACGTCCTCGTGGGGGTATAGATCCACGATCTCGTCCATCGCCATCATCAACGCTGACTTTGACGGCCAACGCAACATGGCAACTTCGAGGTCGTCCAGCGCCTTCGGTCCGAACTTATGCGCCACCAACTGATACGGTATCGAAGTGTGTGCCACCAGTTGGTCAAAGGTCGTACACGACGCCGCGTCTGGGAGCGCGGCCTTGATTACGATGCGGCGCACTGCCTCGCGCTCGATCATCGCTGTCTCTCCCAGCTTGGACGCGTCCTCGCCGGGCATCAGGTCTTGCCAATCGGGCATTCTCGCTCCTTCTTGGTGTTACCGGCACAACCTCCACGGCCTTGTCGACGCTGGCGATATGATCCGCCCGCTCTTTGTCGACATAGACCGTCAGAGGATAGCCGTTGTCCTTCCTTGTGACCACGTACCAGGTCTCTTCTTTAGCCATTACAGCTCTTCTGGATTCTCGACGGACGAGGTAGGCCACGCTGTGGGTGCCTCAGTCACTGGCTGTGGATACTGCTCGGGCGTCGGGCCGAGCGCCTCTTGCTCTTCTTGGAGCGACTTCAACTGGCTCACCGTCACGGCGATCGCATCAGCCTGGGCCTCGATATGCTCGTTGCCCGCCTGCTGCTTCATGTAGTCCACGCCAGGCTGGAAGTACGGCTGCTGCGTGATCTCGCACAGTTCGTACAGATCGGTCAGCACGTCAGGACGCAACTCAAGCTGCATACCAAGATCGTGCGCAGGCATGGCATCGCTGGACGGCACGCCAAGGCGCTTAGACCAGTAGAGCTTGCCGGCGCTTCCGCCAGACTTCTCGTGGATGTCGCAGACCTCACGCGCCCGCGGTACGAACGCCTTAGCCTTAGCCTGTGTCATGCCCTGACCGGACGCCAGGAACAGGATGCCAGCCTCCCACCATTCGAAGCGGCTGTGGAGCCTGTGGATGCCTGGGGCATCCTCCTGATACCACGTCTTGAACCGTACGTTGATGCGGATGTTGTCCGCGCCGTACGAGTTCTTGATCGTCTTGAGCATGACCGTGCCGGCCTTGTAGGTGGCGAAGTCCTTGATCTGGCCGATCTTGTCCATCTGGAGAATGGCAGCGCACTGGAACTTCAGTGCCCACCCGCCAGGGATGTTGTAGTCGATCTGGCCGGTGATCTTGTCTTCGGCGATCTTCATGTGGTTCACGCCCACGAAGGTTATCGGCCATCCGAGAAGCTTCTGTGGATAGGCGCGCATGAAGTCGGCAATGAGCTTGGCTTCCACCGGGAAGTGCATCCCAGCGTGGCCCTCCTTGTCGATATTGGCCAGCGTCTTCTCACTAGCCTTACCGGTCAACGAGTCGACGATCATGCAGAACGGATGCTTACGGCCGATATGCGCGTACTTCTCGCAATCCTTCTGCCACTGGGCAGTGCCCATCAACGTCTTGCGCTGCCAGTCCTCGAGCGTAGCACAGTCCTCTACTTTGACGGCACCGGTGTCCCAGTTCAGCACAGCGTTGCGCATCTCAGGTGTGGGCTTCGTCTCAGCCTCGTTGAGTTGACCCAGACCACCGCACAAGCGATGCCAACGTAGCATCTCTATGGCGAGCGTGGACTTGTAGCAGCCCTGCGGGCCAACTACTTGATAGACGCAGCTCATGGGCAAGCCCGTGTTCTGCAGCAAATACCGGATGATGAACGCCGGCACGGGCAGCACTGTAAGCGTATCGTTGTGACCGACCAGCACGCCCTTCTTCAACAGCTTCTCCTGGACGGTTTCCATCGAACGCGCGAACACCTGGTCCACGGTGATCTCTTCGCCAGTGAGCTTGTTCTTGACTTCCGTCTTAGACTTACGTTTCGCCATGATAGATCCTATGAAAGAGGCCCCCGCCCGGGACGAACCCGGGCGGGGCGGTGTTTACAAGCCTCTTAGCCGCCTTGCTGGGCGGCTGCGGCTGCAGCACGGTCACGAGCTCGCTGGAGCGCGTCCACTGTGGACTGCGCGCGATTCGTGTCGGCGTGCGTTGGCTGCGGATCAAAACCCTGGGCCTCGGGAGTAGGCTGAGGCGCAGTGGTTTCCTGTGGCGGCGCCTGCGCAGGCTCCGTGGGCGCAGTGCCCATGGGGTTCCCAGCTGGCTGCTCCGCAGGCGGTTGGGCCTGCGGGGGCGGCTGCTGTGCAGGCGGCTGGACGGCCGGCATACCGGGATCCGGTTGTGTGGCCGTCGGTGCAGCGCCCATCGGGTTTCCACCCGCAGGCGCTTGTGGTTCGGTTGCCTGAGCCATCGGGTTTGTGTTCCCGACGCTCTGGAATGGCGTCGTGTTCGGCTGCGATTGCGCCATGGCCTGATCGCGAATGTGCTCCGGAATCGCTTCCGAGTACACATCGCTCAAGGCGTACATGATCGCCGAAGCCGGGATGCCAGCGCTACAGAGCATCTTCACCTGCTCTTCGATGGTGGGGATGCGGATGATCTCATCCCACGGCTTGACGTGAGCAGCGGCCACCTCGCGGACGAGGTCGGACGTCGGTGCAATACCGTTGTAGGTCGGCATGATCTCGACCTCGTAGGTGTTGTTTACCGGCGCATTACCGCCGCCAACAGCCATGTTGGCGCCCATCTGGATCGGTGCCGCGTTCTGCGCCGCCTGATTCTGGGTGCCTGCTTGGTGGAACTGGACGAACATGCCGCCGTCAAGCGACACGATGTCGGGCCAGACCCAGTTACCGTTGGCGTCCTTCTCGCTCAACTTGTCGAGAAGCGCCTCGCCAGCGGACTGGCTCATCAACAGGACGACGGGCTGATGCTCCATCAGACACCCGCGTGGCGGGTTCTGTGGATTCGACTTATGCTCCATCAGGATGCCCTGCATGACGTAACCGTCCTTCGGGGCGTTGAGTGGAGCCGCGCGGCCAGTCGCTCCAAAGATGAGCGGGTTCCAGCTTGGGTCCCCTTGACCGCTCTTGACCGCCTGCGTGATCGACCGGTGCAGCATCCACACAGGGTTCTGCTGGTCGTCCGAGGTCTTGTCGAGAGGATCCTTCATGATGAAGGTGATCCCCGGAACGCCGAAACTGGATGCCATGTCGTAACGACGGATCCAGTCGCCGAAGTC